TGAAGTTTGAAATCAATCAAGAAATCTATTATATCCGCCGTATTGGTAATCGTAAGAAGGGTGGAGATGTCAAGGTAGACGTATCATTCTGGAAGGAGAATCCAGACGGAACCCACACTTCGTTGAACGGTGAAGACCGCCGGGACACTAATGCTAACATTCGTAACTATGTTGGCAGTTATGAAGATTTCGTATTGACCACACTCAGTAGTCAGACGGGGAACGCACTCTTTATTGACAAGTCTCATTCTGAACGAAAGGACTTACTCATTCAGTTTATGGGGCTGAATGTGTTTGATAAGTTATTTGATGAGGCGAATGAAGAGAGTAAGGAGCTTACTGGTGCGTTGAAAAAGTTCAAGAAGATTGATTTCGGTCAACTTCTAGCAGAAACACAGACAAAACTTGAAGATACTAAAGTCAATCACCAACGGGTGGAAGGGATTGTCGATGATATTAAAGAAGAACGGGATATGTTGGATGTCAAGTTACGGGAATGGCAGAGTCAGAAGCGTCCAGTACCGAATATCACGTTAGATATTGACGTATTACGGTCTGACCTTCAAAAAACAAATACGTTAATAGTCAAGTATACCGAAGAAAAGTTGAAGGCAGAAGGACGATTGGAAGAAATCAATAATACTATCAGGGAACAAACCCAACAAGTGATTGACGCCAATATCCCAGAACTTCGGAAATCAGTAGAGGAATATAATAAGTTATCTACCTTACTGAACAAGGGAACATCGGCACTCAAACTCACCACCTCCAAGGTGTCGGAGAAGGAAAAGTTTAAGGGTAAACTGGAAAGTTACAAGTACAATCCAGATTGCAACGTCTGCGTAGAAAACAATAAGTCCGTGATTGACGATATGGAACAAGTCACCCACGAACTGAGTGAACTGTACGAACTACAAAGTAAGCAGGAAGAGGCAGTGGAACAAATCAAGGTTCAAATGGAACCGTTGGTTGAGAAGGTCAATCTCTGTGCTAACTACGAGAAGTTACAAACCGAAGTCCAACAACTCCAGAAGAAAGCAAGTGGGGTTGAGCTAGAAATTCAGAAGTTGATTACCACGATTGAAAAGTGTGACCGTACCGCAGAACAGACGAAAAACGATATTCAATCCTATCTGACAAACGAAGGAAATATCAAACATAATCGTGAGATTGATGAACACATCAGTCACGTAGAGTACGATATTGCCGTAAACAAGAAAACAATGGACAAGTTGGAAAAGCAACTTCGGGAACTCCACGGAGAAATCAAGGTATTGGAAGCGTCCAAGACTGATATCCTCAATCAAATTAAGGAAGCCGAAGAACTGGAAGATACCTACGAGGCTTACAAGTACTATATGGAAGCAGTTGGTCGTGACGGTATTCCGTATGAACTGATGTCCCGTGCTATCCCTGCAATTGAATCGGAGATTAACAATATTCTGACCCAGATTGTGGAGTTCACGATTTCGTTGGAAGTAGACGGGAAGAATATCCTTGGGAAGTTGAACTACGACCACGAACGTATCTGGCCGTTGGAAAACTCGTCGGGTATGGAACGATTCATCAGTAGTCTCGCCATTCGGGTGGCACTGTTGAACGCTTCCAATCTCCCGAAGCCCAACTTTATGATTATTGACGAAGGATTGGGTACCTTGGACCCAGAAAATCTCAGTGCGATGGGGACAATGATGGGTATTCTGAAGTCTCAATTCGATTTTATTATCCTTATCAGTCACTTGGACACCGCACGGGATATGGTGGACAAGGTAATTGAAATCAAACGGGAGGACGGATTCTCGTATATTAACGTCTAAATCAACTATTTATATTGAGACTTTACACGAGAACCTATGTCAAAGACTAGAAATACGATACAAGCAAAAAATCTAGCATCATATGACGTATATATTGAGGACAATACACCAAACTCAGTATATTTCCAAGTAACGAATCTGCCACAGTACTTTACTGGCGGCAGAAATTCGTTTTTTATAGGTGGGTCATCGGTTTTACAAAATGGTTCATCAATTCAGATAGAAATTTTAGACTCAAATAACCAACCAGTTTTCTATAACCCTGTACCAAAATACATCCAGGGTGATGCAAGAATGGTATCGGTGGAAATTAACGAAAATACAGCAGTTGGTCCTGCGACTGTCATCATTATGGGTACGGCTGTTTCCACGATTGATGGTCGTCCTATTCCACCGGATTGGCAAAACAAGTATAATGTTCGGTGGGTAGGTAAACTTCTCATTGAACATAACCTCCGAAATTCTTCACAAATAGTATTTTTAGATAATCCCGTGGTACTATCCGAAGAACGTAGACTATATAATGTAGATACTTCGTCATTTACAACTGCTAGTATTCCATTTACTGCAAGTTTAACACCGACATTATATTCTAGTATTCAAGTGGGATATTTAATATCCGCTGTCAGTCCAACCACATTCTCAGCCGATTTAACTAACTCATACATCACTGGTTCATTACTAATAGATAATGTTAGTGCAAGTATGTATTTACCAATCACTAGTATTTTAAATTCCACTACAGCATTTAGTGATGGATATTTGATACAAACCAGCGATGGTAGAACTATTGATAAGTTATATTTGACAAGTGGTAGTTATACCACGCCGATATCGGCTGTAACCACGACCATTACATCGTCAGCAAAAATTAATTATAGTAAGATGAATATTATAAATGTAAATATTCCAATTTCTTACGCCAAGTTACGAGTAGCAAATCTTAGAACAGTCAGCGGTGAAATTAATAAAGCAAAGGTATATAGTAAAGTATCAACTAATATATCTGATTATAAGTTAGTAGCAAACGTTTCTGTCGGAACAGAAGAACTTTTGGTGACGGGTTCCATCCGTGGCGATATCGCAATCGGTAATTTTACATTGTCACCAACAGCTTCAGCGAACTGGTATTCTGATAGATTGGAAACCAGTTCTAATGCAGTTTATACTGTATCGGGGTCAACGGCATATTATGATTCATCGGTTTCGGTTACCCCATTCACCTTGTCGGTTGGTGATGAAATTTTATTAAGTTCCGTATCCGCATCTGTACCGACGATAAATAATAATTCCTATAGTGGACAACTATCGGAAAGTGGGTATTTTATCGGCAACAGACGAGACATTACAGTATTTCCTACTACAGAATATACCCTAGCACTCGATGCGTATTATAAACAATCGTCAGGATCTGTAACTTTAACGGGTAAGACTCCGATTGTCGATATTTATATTATAGGTGTTAGTGGGTCAGCACTTGTAAGTAATGACCCATTAGGACAAAAAATTGGGCAATTAAAAGTAGTAAATAATAGTCCGATTCAATGGTATCAACAACAAAACTTCAACTTTACTCCGGCGTTAGCTACTTCTGGTAAAGTTGCGTTACGATTTGTTATATCTAACGGGTTCTGGAATTTTGCAAATATTTCAATCAAACCTGCGTCTGACAAACTATTTTCACCAGACGAAACACAATTCTTAGTACCAAATACCGAATATTTTAACGATTATTTGGAACACAAGATTGAGTTCTTTGATATCAATAACAACTCAACTGATGTTGCGGCGATATCGACACCAACATTCTTTACTGGGTCAAATATTGACTTAGGTACGCTACCATGAAATCACCAGTAGATATTTTATTTGAACAGCTTGATGAAATTCAAGCAGAAATTCGTGAATTCAATCACAGAGTCTCTGCGTTGGATGAAAAGAAACGAAAGCAGTGTACAATTTATCCAACTGATTCAGGTAATAAAATTAGAAAAAAATGTAAGCAAGCCAAGATTTGGGGAATACATTATGCCCCTGTCTGGGACAGATATATGACCAAACCAGAACCTACTCCTCCATCCGATGGCGGAGATACTGGTGATTCTGGGGCAGATGCCGGTGCAGACGGTGGCGATGCTGGTGCAGTCGGTGAGATTCAAGGAACGGGATTAGTATATCCAAATTCGATTGGTCCAGACGATGACGAAGAATTAACAAATGAAGCAGATTCCAGTACGGAACGCGTTCGTCGATACTATCGTCGCCATCCAGAAAAAGTTCGTAAGTATTTGAAGGATACTGTCAAGGACCGTGTAGCTCGCAACCGTGACCGTCGTAAGGCAGTTAAGAAGTATGGAAAGAAAAAGATGAATAATCACGATGTCCACCATCCAAATGGACCGAATGGTGGTACGTGGCGTTTAGCAAAGAAGGACCACGGACGAGATAAGAAAAACGAAAATTATGTATACCTTGAAGAATTATTAGAAGGAAATGTACCACATAGTAATTGGATTCTTATCAACGAAGGTGGTGCTGCAGGACATATGGCACATCCATACGAAGATGATTCGTTGACGTTCAAGGATGTCAAGGAAATGATTCGTCGTGGATTAGTTGGACAACTTGATGCTGAAGCACCGGTCACCGAAAAACTTGACGGTCAAAACATTATGTTTACGGTCAAGGACGGACAAGTATATTTCGCTCGTAACAAGGGACAAGTCAAGGATAAAGGTAAGAACGCTCTTGACGTTGCCGGAATTCGTCAAATGTTTGCGGGTCGTGGTAACATTGAAAAAGCATTTACTGGAGCCGCAGAAGATTTACAACGTGCCATAGACGCCCTCCCACCGGAACAACGAAGTGAAATGTTCAAAGAAGGTGGAAAGTTTATGAATGTTGAAATCGTCTTTCCAGATACCAAGAACGTCATTCCTTACGATAAGTCCGTATTAGTATTTCACGGTACCGTAGATTACGATAAGGATGGTAACGAAGTGGGTCGTTCAATTGATGATGGAAAGACGTTAGCCGATCAAATCACAAAGGTGAACGCACAACAACAAAAAACATTCGGTATTTCCGGTCCAAAGAGTATAGCTTTCAGCGATGCAGAAACTGCTGAAAATAAGAAGCTCATGCAAAAGTACGGTACTATGGTTAATCGTTTAGAAAAACAATATGGTTTAAATGATAACGATACCATCGAAGATTACAAGAGAGCGTGGTGGTCCCGTGAAATTGATAATATGGATGTCGAATGGACTAAGCAAGAACGTGAAGGTCTTATCAGTCGATGGGCTATGGGTGAAAAGAAGTTCGGTGTCAAAGATATCGAAGACCCTAACAAGAAAAAGTTCTTCCGTACATTTGAAGTAGAACAATTAAAGGATGCTCAACGTGAAGTTGCTCGTCCGCTGGAAAGTGTATTTCTTCAAGTCGGAGCACAATCACTTCGTCGAGTTACCAATTTCCTTTCTGCCAATAACCCAGAAATGGCAGCTCAATTAAAGAAGGAAGTATTGGATACTATTAAAGAACTCAGAAACACCGACGATAGAAATAAACTAGCCGTTCTTCAAAAACAGGTTGAACGCCTAGAAAACATCGGTATAGACAAGGTAGTTCCAACTGAAGGATTGGTATTCATTTACAATGGAAAGCCATATAAGTTTACTGGGGCATTCGCTCCCGTCAACCAAATTTTAGGAACACTTAAGTTTGATAAAGGTAAAGCGGTCGAGGTACCAGAAGAAGCACCAAAAGAAACTGGTCCAAAGAAAACCATCGCCATCTTCACTGGTCGATTCCAACCATTCCATTCGGGTCATTATAGTGTTTATAAGAACTTAGTAGACCGATTCGGTGTGGATAACGTATATATCGCATCAAGCGACAAGACAGAAGCAATCAAATCTCCATTCCGATTCAAGGATAAAGAAGAGATTATGACACAAATGTTCGGGATTCCTGCGGACAAAGTAGTACAAGTGAAGAATCCATACGCTCCGGCTGAAATCTTACAAAAGATGCCAGATGATACCACTTACGTTACTGCGGTCAGTCAAAAGGACGCAGAACGCTTGGGTGGAAAATACTTTAAGAACTTTGATGACGTAACCGATAAGAAGGGATATAAAGAACAAGGCTACTTTGTCATCGCACCAGAAATGCAATTATCGGTCAACGGAAAGAATATTAGTGGTACTCAACTTCGTGCTATCTTTGGTGACGATAATATCACGGATAGAGCTAAGCAGGAAATCTTTACCAAGGTATATGGAAAGTTTGACCAAGATATCTTCAATAAAATTGTCAAAACCACGACAAAAGCAGAAGAAGAGAGAAAGGTCACTGATACGTATAAAGAGAAGCCTGCGGAACCAAAAGCAGCACCAGAAGCACCAAAGAAGATGAAGAAAAAGCCCGCAGACGTTGATATTGAAAAAGATAGACAAGCATACAAACCGGGTCAAACGTGGCAAACACCTAGTGGACGGTTTGGAGCTAAGAATAGTCAAAGTAAGATTGGATATTTCGGTAGTTTAGAACGAGCAAAACAATTCGCAAAGAAATGAGGTTTCTATGTTTAAAGATGAAAAGGCATTAGCAGATGTACGCAGAAAGGTTGCTGAAAAGGTTGGTAAGGAAGGTAACAGATTAGTATTTGGTTGGAGAGGTGACCCAGAACCTACCCGTAAGGAAGGTGACGAGTGGTATGATGTCGATGGAAAAAAGTGGACTATAAAAAATGGTATCCGCCAATCTGTTACAAAGCAGGACTCGGCTAAAACCCCTTGGTGGTGTCCAAAATGTAGTAAACCGATGAACCATCGATTTGACATTAAGTTTTGGCGTATCCGTGGTCACTGCATGGATTGTAATATCAAGGAAGAAATGAAGATTCGTGCTCAAGGGGAAGAAGCCTGGAAAAAGTACGAACAGACGGTAATGTTACGCAATTATATTGCAGAAGTAACAGATAAAATTGCAGAACTCCAAGATTATCACGACACGATTACCAAACCAGAATTCGTTAATGCTGACGAAACTAAAATCTTAATGATTGAAAAGTGGGACGTAGATATTGAAAAAGTTAAGGCAGACCTTAGAAAAGATATAGCTCAATTAAAAGAATGGCTAGCAGAAACCATTGAAACATATGGAACTGGAGAAGAAAATGAAGAGAAAAACGAAATCGTTACTGGAACGGACGAAGCTAATAGCTGAAACCATCACAGCCGTACTTCCGTTAGCTAAAATTGCATTGGTAGCTGCCGGAGTACTTGGGTTGGTAATGATGCTCAAGCTAAACAAGCAAGAAGATGAAATGGACAAGTATATCGCAGAATACAAGGTATTCCAAGCGAAGGCAGAAGCCGCTACGGAACTTGCGGATAGTTTAGCACAAGAAGTAGTTATCGCAGATAACGAATCTAGAGCAGCAGAAAGTCGAGCAAAAATATTGGGTCGTCAAGTTAATTCTTTAAAGAATGAAACATTGAGTATGGAAGAACGAGCAGAAGTGATGAAGGAAACACTCCTCGACACATTAGAATTGGCTCGTCAAGTCTTACCACTTAAAGACTCTATTATCGCAAAACAAAAAGAAACTATTACTTTACAATCAACACAAGTAACTGAACTTGAAAGTGCATTGGGGAAGAAAGATGATGCATTAAAGTTAGCAATGATGCGTGGTGATAGTCTCCAAGCAGTAATCAATTTAATTCCACCCGCACCAAAGAATCCTAACCGCATGTTTGGTATCAAGTTACCAAGTAGAAAAGCATCATTTGCAGTGGGATTAGCAATGGGTATTGGGGCTGGAGTCCTTGTAATCAAGTAAGAGGTTTTATGGCCGGTACAGCACAGCAGTTACGTGACAAAATCAAAGAAGAGTTTAAGAAGTGTGCGGTTGACCCTGCATACTTTTTGAGTAAATACTCGTATATTCAACACCCGATTCGTGGTCGGGTGTTGTTTGATTTATACCATTATCAAAAAGATGCACTTAAAGATTTTGAACACAACGATTATAATATCGTATTAAAAGGTCGTCAGATTGGTATTTCTACATTGGTCGCAGGATATTCTCTGTGGTTAATGTTATTTCATAAAGATAAAAACATCCTTGTTATCGCAACTAAACAAGAAACTGCAAAGAACTTGGTCACGAAAGTGAAGTTCATGCATCAAAATCTCCCTGTATGGTTGCGGGGCAACGTAATAACAGATAATAAACTTTCTCTACAATTTTCTAATGGGTCACAGATTAAGGCTGTTGCATCAAGTCCAGATGCCGGTCGTTCTGAAGCACTATCACTTCTGATTCTTGACGAAGCGGCGTTCATTGATGACGCGGACATTATTTGGACGGCAGCATCTAGTACGTTATCTACGGGTGGTAAAGCAATTCTTTTGTCTACTCCTAATGGCGTGGGTAACTTCTTCCACAAGATGTGGCAACAAGCAGAAACAAAGGTGAACAACTTTAATCCAATTCTACTGGATTGGAGAGTACATCCAGAACGTGACCAAGCTTGGCGTGACCGTCAGACCGAATTGATGGGTGAAATTCAAGCAATTCAAGAACATGATGCATCATTTATCTTCTCGGGTAATACGGTTATTCCTGCAGAAATAATGGAATTCTATAAGAAAACATATGTCCAAGAACCTATATCAAAGGAAGGATTTGACGGAAATCTGTGGGTATGGGAATATCCGCATCCGTCAAAGACCTACATTGTCTGTGCGGACGTTTCCCGTGGAGACGGTGAGGACTATTCAACATTCCACGTAATTGATGTAGAATCATCTACCCAAGTTGCAGAATATAAGGGGAAAATTGAAACTAAGCAGTTCGGAAATATGTTAGTTTCTATTGCGACCCAGTACAATGATGCTCTTCTCATCCCCGATAATAGTTCTATCGGGTGGAACGCAATCCAACAGATTATTGACCGTGGGTACAAAAATCTATTTTATATGTCCAAAGACTTACAATATGTGGACGTAGAACATCAGATGAGTGGAAAGTTCTACAAAGAAGAACGAAATATGGTACCTGGATTTATGATTTCCCAACGGACTCGTCCATTGATTATCGCCAGATTGAAAGAATATATGTTGGATAATTCATTTACTATTCGGTCAAGTCGGATGATTGCGGAACTGGAGACGTTTATCTGGAAAAATGGTCGCCCAGAAGCGTTAGGTGGGTACAATGACGATTTGGTACTCGCGTTGTGTATTGGACTCTGGGTACGGGATACCGCCCTTCGGTTACGTCAAGAGGGTATAGAATTGACTAAATTAGCATTAGATAAAGCCAAGTACAGTGTGGTCGGTACCGTGTATACAGATAAGATGGGAAATCATAACCCATACGAAATGCAAATTGGAGATTTTAAGGAAAATTTACGGTGGTTATTGTAAATACATTATACTTATATAGTAGTGTCATTTTATACAATATTTTTCGAGAATCATTATGAAGGCAGAAGATATTCGTCGTATAATTCGTGAAGAACTCCAAGCCGTTATTAAGGAACGACTTGACCAAGATTCTATTTGCGAAGGAGAGGGGTGTATTGAGGAAAAGTCAGTTCCCCAACCATACAACAGAAAAGGCGCTCGTAAAATGACAAAAAGTCAAGTTGAAAAGCGTAGAAAGATTGGTCGAGAAATGTTAGCAAGTGAAAAAACTACCAGTAAGTTCCGTAAAAAGTATGGTGACGACTGGAAAGATTACCTTTGGGCAGCAGCATCCGCCGCAGCACTTAGAAGTAAGTAATATGTCCAAGCATAGTCATATCCGAAAAGACCCAATTGGTGGAGAAGATTCGGATATTAATAACGATGGAAAGGTAGATATTAGCGACAAGTATCTGAAAGCAAAAAGAGATTTGTTTAAGCGTTATATGCAAGCACGTAAAACCAAAACACCATTACAAGTACCAGCTGCAAAAATGGAGAACAATATGATTAAGTTGATGGGATTAGTTGAACTACCAGCCGTGGGTTCACTTAAAGAAGAAGAAAAGTGGATTCAAAAGGCAATCGAAAAGCCAGGTGCACTCCATAAGCAACTCGGTGTCCCAGCTGGAGAAAAGATTCCAGCAGCTGACCTTAAGGCAGCGGCAGAAAAGGGTGGTAAGCTTGGAAAGCGTGCTCGTCTCGCAATGACCTTAAAGAAGTTAAAGGAAGAAGCTAACCTTACCGAAGAACAACTTGCAAAGATTGACGGAATGTTGGAAGCATTAGACCCAGTTGGTCAAGAAGATGCTGACATTGATAATGATGGGGACGTAGATTCATCCGACAAGTATTTAAAGAATCGTCGTGATGCAATCGGTAAGGCAATGCAAAAGGAAGGTAAGGAAAACGAAGACCATGAAGTATCAATGGCAACCAAAACCCTTGATTCTATCATCCGTCATGCAACTGAATTAAAGGGTAAGATTGGAATGGAAGAAAAGGACATTCCAGCATGGATTCAAGACCACATCGCAGTTGCAGAAAATAATTTAGACCAAGCAAATACGAGTTATCACGAATACGGTCAAGAAGAAAAGACCGATAAGCCAGTTGACCAAGATATGGCAGCAATGGCAGAATCAGTCAGTGAAGTAGCACCTGAAGGTTGGGAAAAGACGGTTCTCGCTATGAAGAAGCACAAGGAAATTGATAATCCTTGGGCACTTGCACACTGGATGAAGAAGAAGGGATATCATCCAAAGAAGGAAGGAAAGTAATCATGTCACCAGTCGTCAAGTTTATCTCTATTCTCCTTTCCAGTAGAGAACAAGCACATATCTTCCATCTCCAAACTCCATCTTATGCACAACATAAGGCATTGCAAGGGTATTATGAAGATATCGTGGACTTGGTTGACACTTATGTAGAATCATATCAAGGTCGTTATGGTATTCTTAAGGGATATAAGCCAAGTAACACCATCCTTGAAGATGATTCTACCGTGAGCTACTTTACTGGGCTTCAAAAGTTTGTAGACGAAACCCGTGGTCAACTTCCACAAGATGGTGAACTCAACAATACTGTTGATGAAATTTCTGGATTAATCTCATCAACTATTTACAAGTTGAAGTTCTTAAAGTAATATGAAATACAAAGATTTCTTTTCTGACTTATACGAAGCATACCCTTGGGGTGGATTTGATGCTACCAAAGGTGACTTTGATGTTAAGGTCGATGAACCCAAGAAAACCCCAGACAATCCAGATGATTTAGCAGTTCGGAGTTCCCGTATTAGTGATATTTTGGAAAGAAATATTCCAACTAGTCCAGATAAGTGGGCTAAGGCAAAGGCAGCAGCCCGAGCCAAGTTCAAAGTTTACCCATCCGCATATGCTAACTTGTGGGCAGCAAAGAAGTACAAGAGTATGGGCGGTGGGTGGAAGAGGGGAAAGTAATGATTAAATTAGTTGATATAATACTTGAAGAAGTGGACTCCGACCAAAAAGAAATGATTGATGGGGTCATTGATATGCTTAATCAAGTTAAAGATATCAACAATAGAAAAGAAATGGCGTTAGATAGATTAAAAGATTTTAAAAAACAAAATATAAAAATTAATGTAAAAGATTTCTTACAAAAGAGTGGACTAGTTTCTATAGACGAAACTTGGACAAAAGAATATAAAAAATCTATCAACTGCAACAATCCCAAAGGCTTTAGTCAACGAGCCCATTGCGCAGCTCGCAGAAAGCGGAAGCGTGGTGGTAAAACCAAATCTAAACCAGTATGACACGACTCTCCGATTTACTTGTTGAAGTTTCTATCGACCTCGACGAAAAGTACCAAACCAAGGGTGAACTTGGAAAGTGGATTCGTCAAAAGTGGGTAGACATTTCCAGAAAAGACCCTAAGACCGGCAAGCATCCACCGTGTGGAGCTTCCGCTGGTAAGAAAGAACGAAAGGGTGGGTCAGCAAAGTATCCAAAGTGTAGACCCGCTCGTTCCGCAGCAGCAATGAGTAAAGGTGAAAAACGGTCAGCAGTCACCAGAAAACGGAAGGCAGGAAACCCCGGTGGGAAACCAACGATGGTTTCAACCTTTAAGAAAAAGGAAGAATAATATGGAACAAATGACTGAAGCTTGTTGGGAAGGATATAAGCAAGTTGGAATGAAGGATAAGGGTGGTAAGATGGTTCCAAATTGCGTTCCTGTTAACGAAGAAGATATTATTGAAGAATATTGTCCACGTTGTCTCGCAATGGAAATTATGCGGGCACAAGGTCAACCTCTTCAAGAAGCAGAATATCACGGTCGTAAGGTTCCACTTGGAAAACCAATGCGTGGTGACGTAAAGAAGTTTAAGGTATTCGTCAAAGACCCAAGTACTGGAAACGTCAAGAAGGTCAACTTCGGTGATAAGACAATGAGAATTAAGAAGTCGAATCCAGCTCGTCGCCGTTCATTTAGAGCACGTCATAATTGTGCAAACCCAGGCCCACGTACCAAGGCTCGTTATTGGTCGTGTCGGAAATGGTAATATGAAAGAAAAAGTCTCACGGAAAGTTTCCGATGCTATTCTAAAGAAAATGGGTTATAAATTTGACCCAAAAGAATTCCATATGGGTATGAATGTCGAAATGGAACATAAAGACGTTACGAATGGAAATGTGGTTACCACGGCAAAAATCGCCGCGGCCCACTTGACAGAGAACCCCAAATATTATACATTACTTAAGAAGTATGTGGAGAAATAAGATGAGTACAAAATTAAAAGATTTATTATTAGAAGAAACAGAACGTCGCGTTTCTCTCGTTGCACTCGAATCACATTTGGCAGAATTATCTACCAAGTTAAGTGAAGCAGACCAAAATAAGTTGGCTGGTGCATTAGTTGAATTACAAATGTTAGCGACCTCATTAAATGAAACTCCATATACTATCTTCAACCACGACCACTGGAAGTTGTTAAAGATGGTGTTGGCAGGTAAGGTCGCAGAATTACGTTTAGTCGCAGAAGATATTGCAGAAGATAATAAGGAAGTCGATTTCTTCCCATTGATGAAGATTCTCGACTCCATTCTTACTTACTAAGTGAGGGGTTATGGCAGATACTAGTATTTTTGGTCGCCTACGGAAACTGTTCTCTACAAATACAGTTGTCCGTAATGTAGGCGGAAAACGTCTTAAAGTCGCTGATACCGACAATATCCAATCGTTTATTAATAGACGGGGTATTGACCGGTATCATCGTGTATATTCGTCTGCAACAGGCGGATATGGTTCACACCAAGGACGTTATGAATCCGCGGCAGCATTCCAAGGGTCACGGTTACAATTGTTCCGTGATTATGACATGATGGATAATGACCCTATTATCTCATCAGTAATGGACATTTACGCCGATGAATCAACAGTTAAAGACGAATTCGGCCAAGTACTTAGTATCCGCTCAAAGAACCAACAAATTCAAGATATTCTCCATAACTTATTCTATGACGTATTGAATGTTGAATTCAATCTCTGGCCTTGGGTCAGAAATATGGCAAAGTATGGGGACTTTTTCTTATTCCTTGACATTGATGAAAAGTATGGGGTTGTAAACGTTATACCACTTTCAGTTTATGAAACCATTCGTGTAGAAGGTACAGACGCGGCAAATCCATTCTCAGTCAAGTTTAAGATTGAAAATGATTTCTTAGCATTAGGCAAAAAAGAATTCGATAACTACGAAATCGCACATTTCCGTTTACTATCTGATACAAACTTCCTCCCATATGGTAAGAGTATGGTTGAAGGTGGTCGCCGTGTTTGGAAGCAACTTCAATTGATGGAAGATGCGATGTTGATTCATCGTATTATGAGAGCACCAGACAAGCGTAAGGTATTGGTCGATATTGGTAATATTCCACCAAATGAAATTGATACCCACATGCAACGTATCATTGACCGCATGAAGAAGGTACCGTTGGTGGACCCAAAGACTGGTGATTATAACCTTCGTTATAATATGATGAATATCACGGAAGATTTCTATCTTCCTGTACGTGGTAAGGATTCTGGAACCGATATTACCAACCTTCCAGGTCTTCAATTCAACGCAATTGAAGATATTGAATATCTCCGTAACAAGTTGATGGCAGCGTTCAAGGTACCGAAGTCATTCCTTGGGTACGAAGAAGATAATAGTGGAAAGGCATCGTTGGCAGCACAAGACGTTCGTTTCGCACGTACCATCGAACGTATTCAACGTATTATGGTGTCAGAACTCACCAAAATTGCAATCATCCATTTATACGTCCAAGGATTCACCGACGAAGAATTGATTGACTTTGAAATCGAAATGACCTCACCATCAGTCATTTACGAACAAGAAAAACTCAATCTTTGGAAGGAGAAGATTGCGTTGGCAAATGATATCGCTTCAAGTAAGTTCTTATCCCGTGATTGGATTTACCACAATATTCTTCAAATTGCTGAAGATGACGCACGCAACGAACAGGAAAAGGTGGCAAAGGACGTAGAGATGCTAGGTCAGTTACAGGCGACTGAACAAGCTGCAGCAAATCCACAGCAGCAGGGACAACAACCAGCAGAAGCACAACCTAGTGAAGAACCTTCGGCGGGAGATGAAGTCCCAGCTGAAGGAGAGGAAAAGATTGATGATGTAGACACCATTTTAGCGTCATTAAATTCTGGTGAAGAAGAAACAGAACTTGAAGTTCCAGAAGAGGAATTAGAAGAAGCCAAGATGGGTCGTCCAAAGGTCGGTCAAAAGTATGGTCAAGATAGTCACCCCCGTGGTCGTGACCCACTCGGTCACAGAGAAAACCTTGGTGCATTACGGGTCGGCCAACAACGTAAACCTTCTAAGAAGTCCCCATTATCATTAGAAAGTGCTGAAATCTCTAATCTTATTAAACAGTTGGAAACTAAATCAGAAAAAACCAGCAGTATCTTAAATGAAGAAAATATCTTAGAAATGGACCAAAATCTAACGGACTAAGAATCTTCATACTATTTAATATATGATAAGGTATTTTTTCACTTACGGCGGATTTTCTTATGAAATCTAGTATCAAACATAATAAGTTAAGAAACACCGGCATCCTTTTCGAATTGTTAGTACGTCAAATCACTTCTGATGTGATGGAAAACAAGAAGGATAGTGTCGCTGTTAAGCTCATGCGTGAATTCTTTAACTCCAAGAAAGAACTTGGAAAAGAATTAATGTTATATCGGGCATTCTTTAATGTTCAAAATCTTTCTGAACAAAAGGCATTCCAATTATTAAAGTTAGTTACTGAGCAACGAAAGAATCTCGACCAAAACGCATTAAACGCACAAAAATACCATTTAATTAAGGAAATCAAGAAGAACTTTGACCTCAAAGAATTCTTCTCTGCACGTGTTCCTTCTTACAAGATTTACGCTTCTATCTACAAGAGTTTTGATGCAGCAGTAAATGGTATTGGTGATGTAACCACCATCGAAGAATTGGCTAGTAGTCAATTCACAATTGTAGAACATTTGTCAGGTAAAATTTCTGCAAAAGAAATCAAGGAACATAACGAATTAGCATCCATCATTCGTAGTCAAGAAGATGATATTCGCTTCCTTTCCTATAGAATCTTAATTGAACGTTTCAATGAAAAATATAAGGGATTGGACGAAGCACAAAAGAAACTTCTCCAAGAATATATCTATAATATTTCTAATACTGGAAATTTAAAGAAATACACCACTACTGAAAGTCGCCGGTTAGTAAAAGAAATCGGTGAAAAATCTAAGAAGATTACTGATAAGGTCATTCGTATTAAGTTAGCCGAAATCGTATCACAATTACAAAAAATTCAATCAGCATCGGTCATCAAGGAAAATCATATGACCGCAATGTTGATTGCATATGAAATTCTTAAGGAGCTTAAGTCCCTATGACCAACGAAAAAAAGCTTAGAGCGTTCATCCGCAAGGTTCTTGAACAAGAACTAGATGAAATCAGTACGTCCGCTGGTGCAGGAGCGTATTTAACTCCTAAAGCATTCCGTGGTAACATTACCAAGAATATCGCAAAAATGAAGAATGTAGCTACACAATTAGGCTACACCTTAACAGATAAAGGTGAAAAGGAATTACAACACCGTGCAGATAGACTTGAACAACTTCAAAGGGAGAACTTAGCTGAATCAAAGATGCGGTACCACGAATATAAGAAGGATGAAAGTTCTACCCCCACCCAAAAGATTGCAAAAGCTATTTCCGAAGTCAATAAAAATCTTCAAGAAATCGAACGTAGTATCAAGATGAACGCTCGATTACAAAAGGAATCAAACGTATCCAGTGAAGCATTATATCGTCGTACTCAACAAGGTCTTATCAAATTAGAAGCTCGTCTTATTCATCTCGCAGGAAAGATTCGGGAAATCAGAGGAAAGTAATATGAAGAACTTATTAGTTGAATATAACGTCATTGAATACGGTAAAGACCTTCTTGCAGAAGCAGCAGATGTTAGTAAGCCATTAATGTTGAAGAACGTACTTCTTCAACGTGCTGAAGCAAAGAATCAAAACGGTCGTATCTATCCAATTGAAATTTTACAACGTGAAGCTGGATTATACAAGGAAAACTTTGTCGCACAACGCCGTGCACTCGGGGAACTTGACCACCCAGAAAGTCCAGTTGTTAACTTAAAGAACGTCTGTTGCAACGTTACTGAATTATGGTTTGACGGTAAGGACGTTCGTGGTAACATCGAAATCCTCTCTACCCCATCTGGTAACATCGTTCGTGAACTTATCAAGAACAATATTCGTCTTGGAGTATCTTCACGTGGTATGGGGTCAGTTCGTCAAATGGGCGAAAGCACAGTAGAAGTCCAAGATGATTTCAGTCTCATCTGCTTTGATATCGTCAGTAACCCAAGTACACATGGGGCGTTTATTAATGAAAGTAAGACGATTGTTTCTCCAAAGTATGACCGTATTGAATCTCTTATTTATGATTTCTTAAGTGAAGTAAAGTAATGCATCGTCAAGACCCAAAATTCCTCATCACAGAATTTATCAAATTTATCGTGGCAGAGTTAAAGTTAAAAACATTGCCACGAATTAAATTTGCTACCGATGGGTTTGCGTCACACTACTTGACATTTGGACATTATCACCCCGACTCAGATACCGTCACTGTAGTGATGGGCGGCCGCCATATAGCGGATGTCTTACGGACACTAGCACACGAATTGGTTCATCATAAGCAACGTGAAGAAGGTAGAGTTCTTGATGGGTCAGATGAATCCGACATTGAAGCAGAAGCAAATGCAAAGGCTGGGGTATTAATGCGTCGGTTTCGTATGATTCATCCAGAAATGTTTGAAATATTCAATGTAGGTCCATGGGGATTCCATACCAATATGGAAGGAAAAATCAAGTCAATTCTTCAAGTCGCAAAAACTGGAAAAGCCCAAAAGATAGATGAACATTACGTGGACGGATACACAGCTAAGCTGTTGGTGACTGTTATGCACCAGCTATCCCCAGAAAACAGAAAGAAATTCTGCAACGAATCTGTTAATAAGATGGTTGCAATCGCATATCAATTAGTTACTCGGTAAAACGGAGGCAGTATGTACGTAGAAGTCAAAGGTGATAAGCAGTCTGATTTAGAACGGGCACTCCAACAATTCGTCAAGCAAGTCAAGCGGGCTGAATTGATGGAAGATTTAAAGAAAAAAGAATTCTATCTGAAGAAGTCCAAGAGACTTCAAAAGAAAAGTCAAGACGCCCTTCGTCGTAGAAAACGTGAAGAAAGTAAGGCCCAAAAGAAGAACAGTAATAATACGTTTTAACTAAAAATTGATGTTTTTAAGAAAACGTTAATATATATTTAAAGTACACCTCTGCTGGGGTGTGATTTTTGTTGTATGTATACTCGTTAATGGCTTGAATAGCCATTTTATCCTTATAGGAGAGCAATTTTATGGCAGAGTTCGAATTTACGAACAAGCTTTTAAAGGAAGCAATTGCAGACGCAGAAGCAGTACGTCAAACTGCTATTGAAAACGCAAAGCTTTCATTAGAAGAATCGTTCACACCCCAAATCAAGTCTATGATTTCTCGTAGACTCCGTGCTGAAGCAGAAGGCATGGAACACGATGATGAAGAAGAAAAGAAGGCTCCAGAAATGGAAAAGAAGCCTATGGAAACTGAAGAAGCAAAAGAAGTTGATGCACACGAAGCCGAACCAGAAGGCAAGTCAGACATGAACCTCGCAACTTCAGACATCGGCTCTTCAGATAACAAGGAACCTTCCGCTTCAGCATTTGATTCAGCAGAAGATGACCACAGTGGTGAAGATGCAGGTGAAGGCGAAACTGAATGGTACGAAGATTGGACCGAAGCAGATTTCGACCTTGACGAAGTAATCAAGGAATTAGAAGCCGACCTCCAAGAAATGAAGCACGAAGAAGAAGGCGAAGAAGAACTTGATGAAGCAAAGAAGGAAGAAGAGGAAGAAGAATTAGACGAAAGTTGGTCAGAAGGCAAGGAAGAAGAAGGCGAAGAAGAAAACGAAGCATATCCAGCAGAAGAACCAGAAGCTGGTACTATGAAGCCAGAAGTTCCAGCCAAGACCTCACACATTGGAACTAAGGAAGAAGGCGCAGAAATGGCAGCCGATGTCAATAAGTTCGTAACCGAACCATCAGAACCAAAGATGGAAGGTGAAGAAGAAATGAAGGGTCACGAAGAAGAAGGCGAAGAAGAAGAATTGGATTTAGAAGCAATCCTCAAGGAACTCGAAGCCGAAGACGAAATGGAAAAGCATAAGTCTGAAAAAATGGCTTCCCTTGAAAAAGAGCTCGCAGAATATCGTAAGGCTGTACAACTCCTACGAGGCAAGCTAAATGAAGTAAATCTTCTCAACGCAAAACTTTTATATACCAACAAAATCTTCCGTAAGGAAGGTTTGACCACCGAACAAAAGGTGTCAGTCATTGAAAACTTTGACCGTGCATCATCAGTTCGTGAAGTCAAGATGGTATACACAGTTCTTGTTGAAACATTAACTTCAACAGCAAAGGCAGTAAAGGCAGTAAAGTCAACCAAGGTCGTGACTGAAGGGTTCGCAAGTAAGGCAACCCCAAGTACCGCACCAAAGGCAACTGAAGTTATCTCAGAAAACTCAGTTGCAAAGCGTTTACAACAATTAGCAGGTCTTATCTAACCTCATAGGAGAATAACAAATGTCCGACGTAATGAACCTTATCAGTGAAGCCGGTTCAGCACACAAGGTAATCACTGAAGAATCCCGCAAGTTAGCGGGCAAGTGGGAAAAGTCAGGCCTTCTTGAAGGCCTTAAGAGTTATGACAAGCAAGCAATGGCAGTAATGCTTGAAAACCAAGCATCACAACTCCTCCAAGAAAACTCATACACCAACCAAGCAGGAACTGCTGGTGAACAATGGGCAGGCGTTGCACTTCCATTAGTTCGTAAGGTCTTCGGTTCAATCGCATCGAAGAACTTCGTATCAGTCCAACCAATGAACCTTCCTTCAGGACTTGTGTTCTATATGGACTTCAAGTACGGCACCACCCGTAACGGTCAAACCTCAGGTACTTCAGTATATGGTGATAACCTCGGTTCACCATTCAGTACCTTTGGTAACACCAACACCGGTGGCCTCTATGGTGCAGGTCGCTTCTCTTACACAGTAAACGACTTCACCTTAACTGGTTTAACCACCGCACCAGCATCTGCATCATTCGCAGACGTAAACTTCAACGATGACTATGTAGCAACTGGTAGTCTCTCAAAGTACACCATAGCAACTTCAAGTTTCACCAATGGTGATTTCCTCGCAGTACGTTCATTCGTACCAAGTGGTTCAGTAGTTGACTTCGGTGCACTCGTTCTTCCAGAATTCACCAAGGTATCAGGTGCAAACGTTGTATTCATCGTTAACACCGCAGTAGCAGCAGGCAAGACAATCAACTCAGTTATCTACACTAAGCAACCAACCGACACCACCCGTGGTGACTTCGAAGATACAACTGGTTCAGGCGACATCGGAATTCCAGAAATGAATCTTGAACTCCGTTCAGAAACCATCGTAGCAAAGACCCGTAAGTTGAAGGCAGTCTGGTCACCAGAACTTGCACAAGACTTGAACGCTTACCACAGTGTTGATGCAGAAGCTGAATTAACCGCAATGTTGAGTGACTACATCTCAGCAGAAATCGACCTTGAAATCCTCGACATGTTAATTCAAGCAGCACCATCAGTAACCACTGAATACTGGTCAGCACAAATTGGTACTACTTGGAACGGTTCATCCTTCGCAGCATCATCCTTCACTGGAACTGCATGGACCAACATGACCTGGTACCAAACCCTCGGTCAAAAGATGCAAAAGGTAAGTAACAAGATTCACCAACTCACCATGCGTGGTGGTGCAAACTTCGCAGTTGTTTCACCAACCGTCGCAACCATCCTCGAAACCATCCCAGGCTTTATGGCTGGAACCGATGGTGACAAGATGGAATTCGCAGGTGGCGTAACCAAGGTTGGTTCATTCCAAAACCGTTACACCATCTACAAGAACCCATACATGAAGGAAAACATCGTACTCCTCGGCTTCCGCGGAAGTAACTTCCTCGAAACCGGCGCAGTATACGCACCATACATTCCTCTCATTATGACTCCGTTGGTCTATGACCCAACGAACTTCACACCACGCCGTGGCGTGATGACCCGTTACGCTAAGAAGGTTGTACGTCCAGAATTCTTCGGTAAGATTGTTATCGACGGACTCGCAAACGTCTAATCTCGTAGTAACGGTGAGAATAAATTGGGTGGCCGAAAGGTCACCCTTTTTATTTCCGGCTGGTGAAAATATGAGTTAATCATTTAATAAAACTATTTATTACTAGTCCTTAAACAGAGAGTTTTATGGAAACACAAGAACCAATTTTTTACGATGGTAGTCCTAGTAATCCTCTTGGCGTAACTCCATTTGGATTCTTTGACAACGATACTGACTTCCAAACAGATGCTCCAAAAGCAGCTGAATTCGTTGCAAGAAAGTTAGGATTTCCTGTCGTAGAAGTGGAATTGATTGATAAACAAATTTATGCCTGTTTTGAAGAAGCAATTACGACATACGGCAATCAAGTTAATCAATTTAATGCACGTGAATATATGATGACCTTACAAGGGTCACCAACTGCAAATTCTGCTACACAACGAAATATTGTGGGGTCAGCAATTCCACAAATGGTCAAGATTGCAAGTGATTACGGCACAGAAGCACAATCTGGTGGTAATGTCACAGTTAAACGTGGATACATTTCTGCATCCGCATACACTCAATCATATGACTTAAAAACATTGTGGGCGGATGTTAGTGAAAGTGGTAATGCAATCGAAATTCGTCGTGTCTATCACTACATGCCACCCGCCATCGCTCGTTACTATGACCCATTCGCAACCACGGGTCTTGGGTTAACTAACTTGATGGCAGAATTCGGGTTTGATGGATATTCACCACCAGTCACCTTCGTGATGATGCCAGCCTACGAAGATTTACTCCGTATTCAAGCAATTGAAATCAATGATATGATTCGTAAGAGTCAATACGGATTTGAAATCTCCAATAACATCATTAGATTTACTCCTATCTTTACGCAAAACAAAGCAATCTTCTTTGACTATATGGTAGTACCACAAAAGCAAGCAAATGTATATCAATCTGGAAGTGCAAGTCAATTTGCAAGTGATTTAAGTAACATTCCATATACACAAATCGTATACGGAAGTACAAATTCATTATCACGTACTTGGATTTTCCGATACACATTAGCATTAGCGAAGGAATTATTGGGTATCATTCGGTCAAAGTTTGAAAACATTCCATACCCAGATGGACAAATTCGTATGGATGGTGAACTCCTTCGTCGTGAAGGATTAACCGAAAAAGAACAACTTATTAAAGAATTACAAGAGACACTTGACCAAACTGGCCAAAAAGCACAGTTACAACGCCAAGCAGAAAATGCAAAGGCAACACAAGAAGTGTTTAAGAATATTCCTACCCTCATCTACATAGGTTAATACATGGCACGCTTTGTTACACAACGTGACTTTGAGTTTATTCAACACATCACCCGTGAGTTAATTGACGAAACGATGGATGTGTCGGTAGTCTTATATAAAATTGTTGTTGAATCCGCCAAGGTAAACATCTATGGGGAAAGTGTGTCAAAACCACGATACACCCCTGTTATTGTCAACTCAATTGTTAAATATAATAAAAACACTACCGTCCGAGAAGAAGGGTTTGGGGTCAATCAAGACCAACAAACAGAATTCAGATTTGCTCGTCGTATGTTGCAAGAAGTAAACACATATCCAGAAATTGGTGATATTATCGGATATAATAATCACTACTATGAAGTCCATAACATCACGGAAACACAACTTATCGCAGGTAAGCCAGGGTTTAATACCGCAATCATTTGTATGGCACACTTAACCCGCCGTACAAGTATTGACATCGAAGAGGCACAAGTATGAGCCACGAACCAGTACTACAGAAGGTAGATTTGCAACAACAAAAAGTCGTACAAGATAGAGCAAATGACATTCCGTTAGGTAGTACACCAAACATTGCGGTCACTTTATTTACGATTGATAATACTATTCTTAGTCATATGAATAAGCGGATTAAGCCAATAGTTACTCAAAACGGGAATGAAGTTAAAGTACCTGTGATTTATGGTGACCCTGAACGCTGGAAGTCAGCACAACGTGATGGTGTTATGCGTGATTCTATTGGTAAGATTCAATTACCGATGATTATGATTCGTCGAACTGGTATGAAAAAGTCTATCATTAATTCTCCCGTCAACAAGTACTTGGAACGAACCTTTGAAACGGGATGGAATAGACGGACTCCATATGACCAATTTGCGGTCAAGAATAAGATTACCCCAAATCGGGAATATTTGGTCACCACACTTCCTGACTATTATGAAATAACTTATCGTTGCATGATTTGGACCGAATATATGGAACAAATGAATTCTGTGGTAGAAAATATTTCATTCGAAACGGACCAATATTGGGGAGAACAAAATAACTATAAATTCCGTACTTCAGTCAAGTCTTTTGAACCATTGACCGAATTACCAACATCAGAGGACCGTGTGGTGCGGACGCAATTTGATATGACCATTTACGCATATTTGTTGCCTGAGAATATGTTGGATAAGCAGAACAACAGAACCCTCACCACCAGAAAACGCTATTCTATCAAAAAAGTGGTCACTTTTACCGAAATAGAAAGTGAATAATTGATGTTTAGGTAAAAAAACAGATATTTATGATACGAGGTATTTTGTAACTCAAAACGAGGTTATTATGGCAGAAATTACCAAAGATGAATTAAACGAAATTAATGTTTTGCGTGATAAGTTAGCAACGGTAGTCTCTGACACTGGCCAGTTCCAACTTCAAGTTGAAATGTTAGAATTGGATATCGCAGAACTAAAATTAAAGATTGGTGAACAAGCCAAACTATTTAAAAGTTTACTTACAGAAGAACAAGATTTAATTAATCGGTTATCGGAAAAGTATGGTGTCGGGTCAATTAATTTTGAAACCGGCGAATTTACCCCAGAGAGATAAACAAATTTAGTTTGGAGAATACCGTATGGCAGAAAGAATCGTGTCGCCTGGTGTCTTTACACAAGAACGCGACCAAACATTCCTCGCACAAGGCGTAGCTCAAATTGGTGCGGCGTTTGTTGGTCCAACCACTAAAGGACCAGCATTTATTCCTACTTCGGTAGATGGTATCGATGGGTTCGTCACGACTTTCGGCGAACCAAACGGTACCTCTTACATGAGTTATGCAGTTAAAAACTACCTCCAAGAAGCAGGAAGTGCAACTATCGTTCGTGTTCTTGGATTAGCCGGGTACACTACTACCGCCGCAACTATCTTCGCTACTGGTTCGCTCGGTAGTAAATTATTCGCAGTTCTTCACCCAACTGTATCGGGAAGTAGTCTTACAAATGTTAGTATCCTCGGTACAACCGCAAGTTTTGGTTTGGTAGTCAGTAGTTCAAATAGTTTACATACTTCAGCAAGTAATCTAAGTGCAATTGAAGGTGATAATTCCTTCATCGGTACCTACTTCGGAACCACAGCAGAAAGTGATTCTTCATATCCAGCATATGTCTACGCTATCTTCCCAGATGCACTTGCACAAGCTGGAAATACAGTAACTCTTACTGCATCGACCGCATCACTCGCACTTAACACTCAATACGATAATGCAACCACCCCATGGATTCGTTCACAACCAATCGGTGGAACTAAATATAACTTATTTAAGGTTCATACATTAAGTGATGGAACCGCAGCAAATAAGGAAATCAAGATTTCTATTACTGGTGTTTCACCAAGTCTTGACCCAGATAGTAACTACGGTTCATTCTCACTTCTCGTTCGTGACTTCACCGATACTGATACATCTACCAACGTTCTTGAAAGTTATGACAACTTGAACCTCAATCCAGACAGTCCAAATTATATCGCACGCCGTATCGGTAATGCAGCTCCAACATATAATTCATCAACGGGTGAAACTTATTATGAAGGTGATTATCCAATCACTTCAAAGTATATCCGTGTAGAAATGAGTGAAAATGTCATTCCAGAAAACGCTGTACCTTACGGATTCGCAGCATTAACTTCAGTATTCAATACTACCGCTGGTCAAGTTACTAGTGGTTCATATGTCACCAGTCGTTGGTTAAGTGGTAGTACTTATGGATACAACGCAGATGCTATCGATACTCGCGCATACTACGGATATGATTTCTCAAAGACTACCAACCTATCACTTCTCGCACCAGCTGTTGGTGGATTAACGGTTGGGTCAGAATTTAACCTTAGTAGTTCACTTGCGTCTAACGAAATTGCTGGTAGTCCACTTTCACTTACCAACCGTGACCAAGTGGCATATCGTCGATTCACCGTTCCTCTTCAAAGTGGATTTGATGGACTAAACCCAGCACGATATATCGCATTGGGTGGAGCAATCACTTCAACCAATACACAAGGATTCAACCTCTCAAATGCAACCGCATCTGGGTCAGTTGAATATAAGAGAGCATTAAATACCCTCGGGAATCCAGATAGTGTAGACCTTAACCTCTTGGTTATCCCAGGCGTTCTCTACTCACAACACAGTTATATCGCACAATCAGCAATTGACCTTTGTGAAGTACGTGGTGATTGTTTCTATCTTCTTGACCTTGATACTCTTGATGCAACCATCGGTAGTGTCACTGGTTTAGCAGAAAGTCTTGATACCAATTACGCCGCAGCATACTATCCTTGGGTTCGTATCGTAGATACAAACACTAACAAGTATACTTGGGCACCACCATCTGTGGTTCTCCCAGAAGTCTACGCATATAGTGATAACGTTGGTGCAGAATGGTTCGCTCCAGCAGGATTGAATCGTGGTGGAATCCCAGGCGCAGTTGGTGTCAAGACTCGCTTAAACCAAGCACAACGTGACGAATTGTACGAATCAAAGGTCAACCCAATCGCACAATTCCCAGGACAAGGTATCTGTGTATGGGGACAAAAGACACTCCAACGCCGTTCATCAGCACTTGACCGTGTAAACGTTCGTCGTCTCCTCATCACTGTGAAGAAGTTTATCGCAAGTTCCGCTCGTTATTTGGTATTCGAACAAAATACCGAAGCAACCAGAAACCGTTTCTTGAACATTGTCAACCCATACCTCGCAGGTATCCAACAACGTTCTGGTTTGACCGCATTCCGTGTGGTTATGGATGAAACCAATAATACTCCAGATATTATTGACCGCAACATCTTGGTTGGTGCAATCTATCTCCAACCAACCCGTACCGCAGAATTCATCAAGTTGGACTTCAACATTCTCCCAACTGGTGCAACCTTCGATACAATCTAATCAGTTTTTTCAATAACCACTATTTATTTCAAGTACCAATCTATATTTGGAGAGCCATATGGCAAATTTGGTCAACGAACAAGAACTATTTTTCACCGCATTTGAGCCAAAGACTCAAAATCGGTATGTGATGTATATCGAAGGTGTACCTGCCTATCTTATCAAGAAGGCAGACCGTCCAAAGTTAACCCAAGAAAAGAAGCGTTTAGACCACATCAATCTTCAACGTTACGTCAAGGGTAAGACTGTATGGGACGAAATGGTACTTGAATTATATGACCCCGTAGTTCCATCTGGTGCACAAGCAGTAATGGAATGGGTTCGTTTACACCACGAATCAGTCACGGGTCGTGATGGATATGCAGAATTCTACAAGAAGGATATTGTTATCAATGTTCTTGGTCCAGTAGGTGATAAGGTTGAAGAATGGATTTTGAAGGGCACACAAATCACCAAAGTTGAGTTTGGTGAAATGGCATGGGAAAAGGATGATCCCGTTTCAATCTCATTAACGGTTCAACCAGACTACTGCATCCTCAACTACTAATACACACAGATGCACAGAAAACCCCACTCAAAAGGTGGGGTTTTTTATTGGAAATTACTATATACCAATACTTTGTGATACTTATAGAAAGGTGTATTTTTTCGAGGACAAATATGGCAGAAATTACTGAATTTAATATCGGTCAAGGAGAAACATTCAAGATTGTCGCTACCATTGAAAATATGGATACTGGCGGAACGCTTGACTTGACCGATTATTCATTTGAAGGTCAAGTTCGTGAAAACTTCCAAACCGATGAAGTAGCTGCAAGTATCAGCGTTAGTAGAATTAGTCCGTATGTATCGGGAAGTATTTATATCGAATTAACCCCTGAACAGACCAGTACCTTTACTCAAAGAAAATACGTATATGACATCAAAATGACGAGCGGTTCAATAACTCGCCGTATTCTTGAAGGATATTTTGTTGTCCGACCAGCCGCTACGAGATAATAGATGACGACACCGAGTACCGGTCTTCCAAATATTCGGGTTGTAATTCGGGAAGCTGATGATGCAAACTTAACTCTAGATGTACCAAATCTAGTTGTCAAAGTTGAAAAGAATTCCGATTACAATGTAAACGTTACCCCTGCTGTTATTAAAACATTACGCACGGGGTCGTTTAATACTATTGCGCAATTAGCACTAACTGCTATTTCTGCGTCATATGTCAATCAAGCTGCTACATCAATTTCATCCTCATACGCAACTACGGCTTCGTATGCAATTAATGCTGGTCAGGGTGCAGGATTCCCATTCAGTGGGTCCGCAGTTATCACCGGTTCATTACTCATCACCAGCTCTACTAGTGGTCCATCACTTACTGTATACGGGTCAGACATTTACGTTCGTGGAGTACGAATTGGTGCTGGTCCTAATGGAGCTATTAGCGCTGAAAATAATATCGTATTTGGTAATGATGCCTTAGAACGGTTGACGACCGGTGTTTACAATACCGCTATTGGTCACGAAACATTACGTTCAAACACCGTAGGTACTGATAATACGGCAATTGGGTATCACGCACTCAGTTCTAGTTATAGTGGTAGTAGTAATGTAGGTGTTGGTGCATTTTCCTTAAATAGAAACACCACGGGTAGTCAAAACGTAGCAATCGGTCCTGCTACGATGTACTACAACCGTACTGGAGTTGGAAATACGGCAGTGGGTGCGTTTGCACAACTTCATGATGATACGGGTAGTTACAACACCTCAATCGGTGTACAATCATTTGAATATGCCCACGGTGACAGTAATACGATGCTTGGTGCACAAGCTGGTCGTTATGTCACTGGTAGTTATAATACCTATCTTGGTCGATTCAACGGTAACCAAAACGGATATGATTTCCGCACTGGTAGTAATTTTATTGTTATATCTGACGGTCAATCGAAGATTAGAGCATATTATGACGGAAATGAAAATAAGTGGGTATGGAATGCAGACGGTACCGCAACAGCGGAACTAACTTCAACAGAATTATCAGTTAATGTTCCAGTTGTCGCTACAGGATTTACGGGGTCATTATATGGTACTGCTAGTGTAGCAGATGGTATTGATGTTATCTTTGCCGGAGTATATGAATCTGGTAGTGGTAGTTATATTATCCCTACACCGTCCGGTGGATTAAGTTATATAACTAGTGCAAGCTATGCATTAACCGCAAGTTACATAGCAAATAATTCTTGGAATGTTTTATTAGATAAACCGGAAGGACTTGTCTCTAGTTCAGCTCAAGTATTTTATTTTCCAGTTCAAACATCAATTAGTTCATCGTATGCCGTAACCGCAAGTTATGCTCTCAATGGTGGCGGAGGTGGTGGGTCTGGTACATCGGGAACAGCAGGCACCTCGGGTACCAACGGAACATCAGGTAGCTCAGGTACATCAGGAACAGCAGGCACCTCGGGTACCAACGGAACATCAGGTAGCTCAGGTACATCAGGAACTTCTGGTTCCTCTGGTACATCAGGAACGAGTGGAAGTTCTGGAACATCAGGCACTAGAGGTTCCTCTGGTACATCAGGAACTAGTGGAACGGGATTCAATACCGTATCTAATGCAGCAGATAATAGAATACTAACATCAGATGGAACATCTAACGCCGCCGTGGCGGAAACAAATCTTACTTTTGACGGAACATCCTTAGTACTTAGTGGTAATCAAACCATTACGGGGTCGTTACTGACAACCGCAGATACAATGGTATTTAGTGGGTCGTTAACCACCACAGGTTCTAGTGCCTTTATTGGAAAGGTAACTGTTACTGGGTCATTAATTGTATCTGGTTCATCTACATTAACAAATATTGGACCCGCAATATTTAGTGGCTCATTGAATGTTGTTGAAGGAATCACTGGTTCATTGCTTGGTACCGCAAGTGTTGCACAAACCGCAGTAACCGCAAGTTATGTATTAAGTGGTGGTGCTGGTTCATCCGGCACCAGTGGTACTTCGGGGCAAAATGGCACGAGCGGAACTTCCGGCCAAACGGGTACTTCAGGCTCTTCCGGTACCTCTGGTCAAAGCGGTAGTTCAGGAACCAGCGGAACATCAGGTGAAAACGGAACATCTGGTTCTTCTGGTATCTCTGGTGCAAATGGAACATCGGGAAGTTCTGGTACAAGCGGCAGTTCAGGAAGTTCAGGAACATCTGGTTCAAGTGGTACTACGGGGTCATCAGGAACATCAGGTAGTTCAGGTACATCTGGTTCATCAGGAAGTACAGGAACCTCAGGAACCTCTGGTAGTTCTGGTTCTTCGGGAACATCTGGAAGTAGTGGAACCGTTGGGTCATCAGGAACATCAGGAAGTTCTGGAAATTCGGGTTCTTCTGGTACATCGGGAACATCTTCCTTGGTGAATACAGGCTCATTTGCAACAACGGGGTCAAATGTATTTAATGGTAACCAAACGATTACTGGGTCTTTGAATGTAACTCAAGGTATCACAGGTTCATTTAGTGGTAGTATTACAAGCGCATCATACGCATTGACCGCAAGTTATGCACAAAACGCAACAGTACCTGCTGGAACTGTTAGTAGTTCTGTACAAGTAACTAATTATAATATTTTAGCAACTACGGGGTCTAACCAATTCAATGGTAATCAAACTATTACGGGGTCATTGACAGTCAGTAGCGTTGCATTAGTAAGTTCTTCATTAACAACGAATAGTTCGTCGCTTTACTTAACCAGTGGTAGTAATTTGTATGTACAAAATAATGGTTCTGCGGAAGTTACTGGTTCACTTATTGTATCAGGTAATTTCGTATTACCAACGGGCGCCCCAGCAGTACCACAAACAGGGTCTATGTATTTTAGTGGTTCATTTATTTATGTGTATACTGGAACACAATATCGTAGTGCAAGTTTGGTATAACTATGAGTATAACGTTTTCAAGTGGTTTTAGAATAACTCAACCCGCGGTAGCTGATGCAATTCGAGCAGCATTAAGTACGTCTGGGTCGGCATACGATGCGGCTACTGTCGGAAACTGGGTAGAAGTGACATCAGCAGAATATGCAAACGTAAAGGCTACAGTAACCGGGGTTGTTACTCGTGGCATGACCGAAGCACAAGCAAATGAATCTTCGGCTGCATGGACGGGTACCTGTGCACACTTGCTTCCATCGGGGTCTGTGACATCCCCGGCAGGAGAATATATTATTGGGTTTTCCGCTAGATTGTTTAATACCAATGGAACATTCACGGTACTAACTTCAACCGCAGCAAAGGGTACATATACAAGTTTAGCAAATAGTCCAACTTTAGTACAAGGAACTAGACGTTATTTTGTAAGAAAAGCACCAACTACCGCAAACTCAGTAACAACATATGTTGGGTCGGTTTCATCGACTAACCGTACTGGAGGAACAACACAATATCCGAACTCTTGGTACGATTGTGCTGCGCCATATGATACGTGGGTATCGTGGGCTAATGCAGCACCAATATTTCAATTCATAGGAACGTCAACAAAATCTTGGTAAGAGTAAAATATAATATGCCACTAACACTATCAAATATAAACAATGCAGGTGGTTTTTCTTTGTCAAACCAGAATAATAGTGGTAGATTTTCGTTACAAGGAAGAGGCTTTCCATTTCAACAACTACAAGACATCGCTGTGTATCTTCGTGGGTATATGACTGATTTTCGTAACCCAAGTTTCTACACATATCGATTAGATGGGACGGGGTTTCAAATTCTTGATGGAGGATTTGATATGTATGACGGTGGTAACATCACCACACCTGCGCTTCGGTCAGGAACGTCATATACAGGTACTTCAGCATATTCTGCAGCATTATATCCTTCGGCAAGTAATTACACACAAGCAAGTTCTAGTGCTATTTTAGATGGAGATTTTCATTATATTAGTTTAGGTTATGTGCAATATGGAGTAACACAAAGTGCAGCATTTCACCCATTAACAGTAATCGGGTCACGGGCTACTACTGGACCGGTGGGTTGGCAAGTTGGCGGTAACTCTGGAGCAGATGGTGGTGGTCTATTAGCAACTGGAAGTATTTATACTGGAAGTGTTGTAAATGGATTTACCGTACATGCATTTTATAGACAAACATATAATGCAACCGACCCATCACATTGTACAGTAATTATATTATTGGGACATCCAAACTGGAATTCTACATTTGGAACTATTGTTAGTGGGTCGGATGTAGTAAGTTTAGGTGGATGTGGGGTTCGATTCTTTTCAAGTGGGTCAAATACTAGTAATATCTTAGCAATCAATACATTATTAAGTAAAGCGTCTGGAGTACAAGTTACTGCGGCAGAATGTAAGACAGTAGTAGATAATTTCATAACACGTATTCAACAATCAGTGGGATTTTAAAAGATGCCAGCAAATCGTTTTATACCTTTATACAATAGTCAATACGGAGCAGTTCCGACCGCTAGTGCCATGTATGATGGTGAACTTGCGGTCAACATCTCTGATGGAAAACTATATACAAAGAGTGGGTCAGTAATCGTTTCGCTTAATGATACCACGAATTTCGTATCTAGTAGTGCACAAGTTGTTGGTCTAATCTATAACACCGATATTCAACCACGGTCGGTTGAATCTAGTGAATTTAAATTAGATGCTGGTACCGTATCAATGACCTTTACGGGGTCTATTAATAGTGGTATTTTTGGGGCTACCGAAGATGTATATCCATATATCTCGACCACCCAATATGCAGGTACGACCATAGAATATGTCGCACAACGTCCAGGAGCAACCAGAATCGGCATGATTATGGCTACCTGGTCTGGAAGTAGTATTGTCTTTACGGATGTATCTACCGCGGATATTGGGGATACAAAGGACATTTCATTTACCTTTATTCAATCTGGAAGTGTATTCAAACTACGGGTGAATAGTAGCGGGTCAGGAAGTGGGGCATGGACAGTACAAAGTTTATTTAAATTGTTCCCGAATTTGAATCCTTAAAAAAGTATTTAATATTTATATACAATAACCCCGTTGGGAGAAATGTATGGCAAATGAATTTATTGCCCGTAAAGGTCTAATAGTCCTTAATAACGGTGCAAAGATAACTGGTTCGCTCGGCGTATCAGGTGATAGTATCTTTAGTGGACCGGTCACCGCGTCGGCAGGTGCAACTGGTTCGTTTACCGGCTCATTCAAGGGTGATGGGTCACAACTTACGGGGCTTGTTTCTGAACTTCGTATTACCGGGTCAACAGGTACCGATGTCGTCAGTCTCCTTACTGATTCCCTAAGCTTATTGGGGTCTAACGGGGTTACTACGGTTGTTACTAATAATACTGTAACTATCGGTATCCCAACCGGTACAGTTTCCGCTTCATCTCAAGTTGACCACAACGCTACAACCAATTATGTAGCAAACCAACACATTGACCACAGTACAGTATCCATAACCGCAGGAAGCGGTTTAAGTGGCGGTGGTGATATTACCGCTACCCGCACTTTAACACTAGATACATCATCTGCACACTTTACTGGCGGTGTTAAGTCAAAACTTAATACCGATGGAGTATTCAGTAGTTCTATCCAAACCGATGTTCGCCAAACTACTGGTATTGCAACCATCGCAACCACGGGTTCAAATACATTCACCGCCGACCAAATTATAAGCGGAAATATTGCACTTGGGTCAAACGGACAAATTCGTATACCAAGTAACACCGCCAATACACTGTTTGGGTTCTTTGATGGTAGTAATATCTTAGGTGCATACTATCAAATGTGGGGTGGTAACGCTGCCGGTTCTTCACAACAAATTGGTTCAGCAGAATTCGTATACGACAACAGAAATAATGCAAATGCAAACTTCCACGTAGCATCATTTAACGGAACTACTTGGACACAAAAGTTTATCGTCAATGACGGTGGTGTACAAGTTACGGGTTCATTGAAGGTAACCGAAGGTATTACTGGTTCACTTCTTTCAACCAACGGAGTTGTATCAAGTAGTGCACAAGTTACCGCATTACTACCAACAGGAACCGTATCATCATCTGGTCAAGTTGATGTTCGTAACACTACGGGTATCGCAACAATTGCAACTACAGGTTCAAATACCTTTACAGGTATTCAAACTATTAGTAATACCACCAACAGTACCAATTACACAGATGGTGCATTAATTGTACAAGGCGGTGTCGGAATTGCAAAGGATGTATATATTTCTGGTAGTTTAAATGTTGACGGATTGCTTACCGCAGTCAGTATGTCTACCCAATATGTTACATCTTCTCAATATACTGTTGGTGTAAGTCGCATCATCCTCAATGATGATGATTTGGTACGTTTCTCTGGAATCTCAGTAGTTGACTCTGGTTCGACCTATGGTACAGGATCACTCCTCTGGGATAGTTTAAACAATCGTTGGATTTATGAAGCAGATGACGTAGCATACAATTCCGCAGTTATCATTGCTGGTCCACAAAACACTGGTTCGCTTGGCGATGAAGTTGGATTAATCACCGGTCGTATTCCTGTAGCAGTTGGTGATGACCACATCGATACACGACCCGCAGTCTCACCTCTTCGTGTTGCAGGAACCACTTTACACGCAGAAGGTAATGTATACGTCACAGGTTCAGTAACCGCATCTGCATTCTCTGGTGATGGTAGTAACCTTACTGGTATCGTCACAAACCTTAATATCACCGGCTCAGATGGTGGTACAGGTACTGTATCTCTTAAGACACAAGCATTAACTGTTGATGGTACTAACGGTCTTACCGCAACAGTCAGTGGTCAAACTATCACGATTAGTGGTAGTGACGCAACGACTACTACAAAGGGTGTCGCAGCATTCAACAGCGCAAACTTCTCAGTTGTAGGTGGTCAAGTAACCGCAAGTGCAATCACCTTTAATAGTGTCCCACTCAATCTTGGTTCCGCATATTCATTTGGTCTTGCTAACATTACCTCACAAGGTGCTACTACCGCAGACCAACTTGTACTAAATGGTGGAGCAGTTATCCACGGAGTACTCTTTACTTCTGGTAGTAACGCCGATGTAGACACAGGTACTGAAGTAGTTGCGACTGTACAAACTGGTAGTTATGACGCAGCATTCTTCGATTATGTAGTTAAGAAGGGATCAAGTTATCGTGCAGGTACCGTGATGGCAGTGTGGGAAGCAGGTACCTCTAATGTAGAATTCACCGACACCTCAACAAATGACTTGGGGAACACAACAGATGTGGTGTTTGTCGTAGATATTCTTTCAGCAACAGCACGGTTGAAAGCAACCGTCGCATCAGACAACTGGATTGTAAAGACAGCGGTTCGCGCTCTCTAATTATAATAGTAGGTTACGTACAACTTAAACACATCACCTTTGGATAATGAAAAAGGGGAATTATGGCAAATGAATTCGTAGCCAGAAAGGGACTGATAGTTTCTGGCAGTACAACAATTTCTGGTTCAGCGAGTATCAACGGGTCGGTTACAGCATCATATTTCAAAGGTGATGGTAGTCAACTTACCAATCTTCCAACCGCAAATTCTACCGTTGACGTTGATACCTACTACTTTACTGGTAGTGGGGTACAAACGAATTTCAATTTAAATGCCAACTATAATATTAATTCCCTATTTGTTACAGTTGGTGGTTTAAGTTTTAATGCATCCACAGACTACACGATTTCGGGTAGTACTGTTGTTTTCGTTTCCGCACCACCCACAGAATCAATCATCGTTGTTACGGCCCTCGTAAATGCAACCGAAAATGTCACCGGTTCATTTAGTGGGTCGTTTTTTGGTATTATTGCAAGTGCAAGTTATGCAACTACAGCTGGATTTGCATTAACACCATCGGGTACTAGTGGCACGTCTGGAGTTAATGGTACATCGGGAAGCTCTGGAACAAGTGGTACAACTGGTACTTCCGGGACGAGTGGAGTAAGTGGCACGTCAGGTAGTTCTGGAACATCAGGATCGTCGGGTTCTTCCGGCTCAAGTGGAACTTCTGGTGAAAGTGGTACATCGGGGTCATCAGGTAGTTCTGGAAGTAGTGGTTCGTCTGGAACCTCAGGTAATTCCGGAACATCCGGTTCTTCTGGTTCGTCAGGAACGTCAGGATCGTCTGGAACATCTGGTTCCTCAGGTACATCTGGCGCACAAGGTACTAGTGGAACATCGGGTTCATCTGGAACTAGCGGAAGTTCAGGAACCTCGGGAGCAAACGGTAGCTCAGGTACCTCTGGGGCAAATGGTAGCAGTGGTACCTCAGGAACAGCTGGGGCAAATGGTAGTTCTGGTACTTCCGGTACTTCCGCGTCCGTCACCATCAATAGTAACGTTGACAACTATGTGGTAACCGCAACGGGTACAACTAACACACTACAAGGGGAATCTGGACTAACGTTTAATGGAAGCACATTATCCGTTTCAAGTAATGCACAAGTATTGAATTTGATTGGTACTGACCACGTATACGCAGGATTTTATCCAGATGGATTGGGAGCCGGACGTAAGGCATATATTGGATATGGTGGAGCAACTAGTGATAACTTGACCATCGCAAATGAAACGGGAAGTGGTCACATCGTATTATCTCCTGCGAGTGGACAAAGTGTAGGTATTGGTGCCACACCGGCGTTCACAGCAGGAAGTGGATTGGAAATCCAACAGTCAAGTGCTACATCAACATTACGATTAGATTCGGCAGTATTTGCAACCGAACTTCGTGGATTAACCGATGGGACTCAACTCTATCAATTGAGTGCAGGATATTTAGATTTAGGTACAAGTAATACCACCAGAATGCGTATTACCAGCGCTGGCAACGTCGGCATCGGCACGACGAGTCCATCCTATACATTAGATGTTAGTGGAACTATTGGATTATCGGGATTCCCGTTCGCAGTAAAATCAGGAAACTATAATCAAATATACGAACCATCCGGCACTGGGTCAATTTACTTAGGTAATACTACCGACTCAAGCAATTATTACTATAACTCACAACACTATTTCCGTAATAGAAATGGTAGTACGACTTATGTATACATCAACAGTTCAGGTAACGTCGGCATCGGTACGACGAGTCCAAATGCTCCGTTACAATTTGCTACTTCCACAGCTACTAGAAAAATAGTATTGTATGAAGGAGCAAATAACAATTATCAATTTTATGGGTTTGGTGTTGAATCAGCCACATTAGTATATTCCACTTATACAACCGGTGATGACCATGTGTTCTTTGCGGGAACCGGTGCATCTTCGCGTAGTGAATTGATGAGAATTAAAGGTTCGGGTAACGTCGGCATTGGCACGACGAGTCCAAGTAATGGTAAATTAGAAATAGCAGGTTCTGCAAACTCATATATGATATATGCAGACCCAACTACATTTGACGGTCGAGCAGTATTGTTACCTGGTAGATTTTTCGTGGGAACGTATGCCAGTGGTTATCCAGAAATAGGATATAACTATAATGCGTTTAATAGTGCGTATACCAAAATCGCCAACGATACGTCATGGAGAATTACATTTGGTATTAATAATAGAATGGATTTTGCATATGCCGCCGCAGGTACAGGAACTTTTGGGTGGACAACACACGTAAGTATCAACACTTCCGGCAACGTCGGCATCGGCACGACGAGTCCGGGATATAGGCTAGATGTAAACGGCAACACCAACGCAAACGGTATTATTTTAGGTGACGATTCTACATACGGAAGCCCGTATAAAGTCGTTGGTTTTAATTCAACAAGCGATGGAGGCAACCGAATACTTGCGGCGTCAAATGCTAATGATGGAATGTATTTTATGGCCGCAACGGGTTGCGGGTTTGTGTTCCGTGTCAATGGAGGAACAACAAACAATATAGTTATTACCTCTGGCGGCAACGTCGGTATCGCACAGACAAGTCCATATTACAAGTTGGATACGAACGGTGATGTGGGTATAGTAGGGTCTAACTATCTTTACATGGGTCATACCGCCGGCACGGGTACCAATTGGACGGTAAGAACGCGTGCAAGTAGTCAGCAATTTGAAGTTAATGCAAATGGATTAAACTTTAATAATACTGGTTACGGTGGAACTGTAACGTGGTTATACGGTAATAGCTCCGGCAACGTTGGCATCGGCACGACGAGTCCTGTAGAACGACTAACGGTAGCAAACACCGGTACATCGGACATACTATCCGTATATCGTACACAGAGTACCGCATCCAATCTTTCGGGTATCGTATTTGCACAACAAAATGCATCAGGTACAAAGATTAACTATGCAGGAATTTATTCACGTATTGTTTCAAGTACAGCCGCAGCAGAATCTGGTGATATTTCATTCTACACGTATAATGCAGGGTCAAATGCCCAACGTGCAGCAATCACATATGTAGGAACATTTTATGTCGGTTCAGCGATTGACTCCGCTGCAGTTTCTTCATATGTAACGGGGTATAACGGATTTGGTGCACAAGTCAGTAATAATGCATATTTTACATACAGTGGATTAAATGCTAGTGGTACAAGAACTTTTGCAATCACTGGAGCAGGTACGCTTACTGTATCCGCTGACGTAGTAGCCTACGGAACACCGTCAGATATTCGATACAAGCATGATATCCATCAGCTTACCAATGCATTAGACACTGTGCAAAAACTTCGTGGTGTCACATTCAAGTGGAAGGAAGATACGGACAGTTATAAGATGACCAATATTTCGGATGATATCGGATTTATCGCACAAGAAGTTCGTGAAGTTCTTCCAACGATTGTAAGAGAAAACGAAGATGGAAAACTCAGTCTTCGTGACCGAGCAATTATCCCACTCTTAGTCGAAGCAATCAAAGAACTCAAAGCAGAAATCGATACACTCAAACACAATTCATAAGGAGTACGCAGTATGTCAGACATTACGTATAACTGGACTTTTAATCCAATGGAAATCACGTATCATTCTGCCAGTATGCAAGACATCATCAATGTTGTGCACTGGCAAATGCACGCCACCTATCTTTCGGGATCAGAAACAGGATCTATTACCAAGACTTCTATCGGAACGATTGGATTTAGTACACCAGACCCAGAAAGCTTCATTCCATTCGCAGATGTGACCAAAGAACAAGTCACTACGTGGGTTGAAGGGCAAATGGGCGAAGAACAAGTCAACAATATAAAGGTAGGATTAAGTGCGTCTATCGCATATGACCTTCATCCAACACGTGGTCTTGTATCTCCACCATGGGTTGACCCAAATCCACCAATTCCTTCGGGGTCGGGTGAGTAAAATCACATACTTACCCCGTAAACTTTCTACTTATATAGTGTAGTCCATCTATGATATGGAGTTGTTATTGTGGCTGAAACCAGATTATCAGGTCTGTTAATTCAATCGGGAAGTATTCCCGTTACTGCGATTACCAATTTTTCTAGTCAAGTCACCGGGTCATTACCTACGGGGACAGTATCGAGTTCTGCTCAAACTCTCGCCCATCTTGAAGGGCAAGTGGTCAATACCGGTGTTATTAGTGCCTCTGGACATATCGTTCCTACCGCAAATGAAATCTATGACTTGGGAAGTGCAACCAATCAATTCCGTGACCTCTATCTCTCTGGGTCCACCATTTATCTTGGCGGATTAAAACTTACCGAAAGAAATGGAGCACTTTCGGTCAAGAAAACGATTCGAGTAGATTCGGCAATTCAACCTGACCCTAATGATACGGATACACCAATCAGTGGTGTATTTTCTGGGTCATTTTCTGGAAGTGGAGCAAATTTATCTGGGGTTGTGTACAATCGACTCGCAGCAGTTCCCCAAAATATTGTTTCACATTCCGCACAAGTCAAAGCATTCCTCCCAGAAGGTAGTGTTTCCCATTCTTCCCAAGTACAACTCAATTCACTTTCGGGGAACACCTTTGCCGCATCAGATTATACGTTTCCACAAAACCTCACAGTCGGTGGTCGTATTATCGCAGAAGAATATCACACAGAGTTTGTTTCTTCTTCTATCATATATAAGTCAGGAAGTACCCAATTCGGTAATAGTGCAGATGATACTCACACCTTTACGGGTGGAGTTACTGCATCAGCCGGATTCTTTGGAACCGCCAGTTATGCAACTACCGCAAACTTTGCATTAACTCCATCTGGTACAAGTGGTACCGCAGGGACAAGTGGGGCAAATGGTAGTTCGGGTAGCTCTGGCAGTAGTGGTAGTAGTGGTAGTAGTGGGTCATCGGGAACTTCTGGCTCAGCAGGTACATCTGGTGCACAAGGCACGTCAGGAACATCAGGTACTAGAGGTACTTCTGGCACATCTGGAATAGATGGTACATCCGGGTCATCGGGAACTTCTGGCTCAGCAGGTACATCTGGTGCACAAGGCACGTCAGGAACCTCTGGAACTAGAGGTACTTCGGGCACATCTGGAATAGATGGTACATCCGGAACATCAGGTACCAGAGGAACGTCAGGTACATCAGGAGCAACCGGTGCTACCGGACCTACTGGAGCAAGTGGTACGAGTGGTACATCGGGAGCTACGGGACCAACAGGACCGACCGGTTCAACAGGCCCAACTGGTGCAACAGGACCACAAGGAGCAACAGGCCCAACTGGACCAAGCGGCACCTCGGGTACTTCGGGGGCGGCTGGAGCAACCGGACCAACCGGACCACAAGGAGCAACCGGACCTACTGGTGCTACAGGGTCACCTGGTCCAACGGGTCCAACCGGACCCACCGGCGCAACAGGTCCGACAGGCGCAACTGGACCTACGGGGCCTACTGGTCCCGCCGGTCCCGCTGCTCTTCCACAAAATCCAGTAGGTACCACATACGGGAGCGGTCAGTCTGGTACACCACCATATATGTTATCACAGACCGTTGGTGATAATGACGGATGGAGAATTTATGGTGAAGCACCATCATCAAATAATGTACGTATGGTGTTTGAATTAGTTGATGATATTGAAACCGCATATCAAGACCAATGGGTATTCCGAAATAAGAGAACGTACACTGATTACGCCGCAACATCTCCATTTTATATTAGTGGTGATGGTAATTCATACAGTGCTGCATCTTCCCGTGCACCTATCTTCTATGATAGTGGTGATACAGGTTATTATGTAGATGGAAATAATGGAAGTAATTTAAAATATTTGCAACTTACCGGTGCTTGGGGTTCATCTCCATATGCGTCCGGGCATGAAACACTAACCATTAGAAGTTCATATGCTTCCATTTGCCAACGTTCCACAGTTGGCGCACAAGCATATGTTCTACATCACATTGATGATAAATGGTCATTGTACATTGGTCGAGGGGCAACTGACGGTAGTAGCTGGGATTGGGCAATGCAAGCATATCCAACCCAAGACGGTAGTTATGTAAATTTTAGAACATCTGCGCGAGCACCGTTGTTCTACGATTATAATGATACAGGTTATTATATAGACCCAAACTCCACCACCTATCTGTACAATTTAATCTTAGCTGGAGGAGGATATTTCCGTCCAAGCAACTGGATTCAGTTTGACGGCAACTATGGATTATATTGGCCGAACAACTATGGAGCACATTTATATCCGAATAATGGATCCACATATACACAACTTCGTATAAATGGTAGTAAAAATGGCTATAGTGGTATGTGGGCCGACCATAGTGGAGTAAATTTTGGAATGTATGATAGTTCCGGTAACGGCGGTGTCTATCGTGAAGGCAACGGTCTTTGGTATTTCTACTACTATGTTGGTAATGGTTGCATGGGTATTGGTACATCCTCAACCAATTCTAGCTATGGTGTATATGTAGTCAAGGGTGGATATTTTGATGGGCGTGTTGATGGTACTATTTTCTATGACGCTAATAACACCGGATATTATACAGACCCAAATGGTACCTCAAATGTCAATGCACTACAGGCATATTCTTATCAAGGAAATGGTAACGTAGGCGGCACTGGTGCAGCTTCATGGCATCCCTCAGGTATCTATTCTGCAGGACACAACTGGTTATATGGTGGGATAAATGGAGGCGGAGCGTCAGGTACAAACTTTGGCGACTTACGTGCTACTATTTTCTATGATTATAACGATACCGGTTTTTATGTGGACCCCAACAGTACATCCCGAATAGTAAATATTCGAGTAGATGGTGGTAGATACTACATAGATGGCGGCGCAACGGGCGAAGATGGCGGAAATAGCGGGCAAATTTGTTTCACTTCGGGTGGCGGGATGACCATCGGTTCAATTCAGACAACATTTGTGACTGGATTTGCTGGTTCGGGTTACCCCGACCATCGCGGCGAAGGTATGACGTTGACATATAACAAAAACCTCAACGTTGTTCAGGCAGTCAACTCGTATTATTCCGATGAACGACTTAAAAGAAAGACGGGCACTCTTGACGGCGCGCTCAATGTGGTGAAAACTTGGGTGCCATTCAGATATATGGACAATGATGTTGCCAATTCTTTTGGGTTCGCCAGTTCGGAGGAGCAAATCGGATTGAGTGCGCAAGAGGTTCAGGCAACGTTTCCGCAGTTGGTGAAATTGGCTCCGTTCGATATCGGGACAGATTTCAGCGACGAACAAAATCCGCGGCAGTTTTCAAAATCTGGTGAAAATTATCTGACGTTGGATTACAACAGGTTGGTTCCTGTGTTGGTGCAAGCCATCAAGGAACAACAAGCAAAGATTGAAGAGCTGGAAAGTCGTATAAATAATTTATAATTCTCAAACAGAACCAGATAACCTGGTAGGAGAAACACAATGGCAATTACATACACGTGGGAAATCACCAATCTTCGGAAGGCACCTCAACTTAATGGAATGAACAATGTATTGGTTCATGTTCGTTGGAAGAAAACTGGCACAGATGAAAATGGTACAACAGGTGAATTCCAAGGTGCTACCCCATTATCTGCACCAAATAGTGGAAGTTTTACCGCCTATGAAGATTTAACCAAAGAACAAGTCTTAGGATGGGTTCAAGCCGTGGTTGTAGGAACATATGAACAACACGTGAACGAACAAATTCAAAAGCAAATCACTAAGAAGAATGACCCGTGGGGAGATGTTGACACCGCACCTTGGGGACAAAATCTTGCAGGTCCATCGCCAGCACCGATTACCGGATCTGTATAATATATGGTATTACCTTCGTCTGGACAAATTGCGATGTCCCAAATACGTACAGAATTGACGGTAACAAGTCAAGCACCGTTTTCTCTGGATACAGCAGAAAATGGAGGGTATGTTGCAATTAATACCTATTCACCATTTTATCCTTCGTCCGGAAACCCAGCCAGTATGAGTGAATGGTACGGATATAATCATAGTGCGACTACAACTACGGTGGGATGTCAATGTCTTTCAAACACATGCTCAGCTCCGTGTTACAACAATGGGTGTTTCTGTTACGGTGTAAACGATTGTAATTTCCCAGCAAGCTGTATTTAATATACAATATTTATTGGGTACTTGACAAACTTTATAAAAACTATATACTTATAAACGGGTATATACCAACCTATTAATTAATATATTTGGAGGTTACAAATGCAGTTAACGAACGTTCAGGTTTTAAATGCAGTTCAAGCACTTAGTTCATTAGGTCAACAAAAGCTTCCATTCAAGCTCGCCTGGAGAGTCACTACCGCTATGCGTAGTCTCGAACCATTTGCAAAAGCAGTAGAAGGACCGTTGAAGGAAATTCGGTTGAAGTATGCTCTCCGTGACCATTTAGATAATTTGGTCGAAGCAGTAGACAAGGATGGTAATACTATTCCGAACACCCTTCAAATTCCAAACGACAAGATTACGATTGTCAATAAAGAAATGGATGACATTTTGTTACAAACCGTTGAAGTGCATAACGTAGAATTCAAGTTGTCAGAATTCCCAGATACGATGGAATTAGAACCTGCGATATTAAATGCGTTGGTTCCTCTAATGAAAGATGAACCAGTTCAAGAATTAAAGCTCGTTTAATAAAAATGAATATTTTAGTATAAAACTACCTGTCCGTTGGATGGGTAGTTTTGTATTTCCCCTTGACAAATCATCTATTTATAGATAAGTTATAGTATAATATAAGGGTTACATATGAAAGAAAAAATATTATTTATTGCTCCCCATCTCTCAACGGGCGGCCTTCCACAATATTTGTTCAAGCAAATGGAGTCATTAGTTGATGACTTCGATGTATACTGCATTGAATGGGAAAATGTTACGGGAGGAGTGCTGGTCATCCAACGTAATCGGGTAGTTAACCTATTAGGTGACAGACTGATTACGCTTCCAGAAGATAAACATCAATTATTTACAGTCATCGAACAACTGCAACCAGACATTATTCATATTCAGGAAATTCCTGAACTGTTTATGTCACATGATGTTGCACAAAAATTATATCATATAGACCGGTCGTATAAATTAATCGAAACTTCCCACGACTCAAGTTTTGATACGACACAAAAGATATACCTTCCTGACAAGTTTTTAATGGTCAGTAAATACCAAGAGAACCGATATCGGCCCTTGGGAGTTCCGTGTGCGGTTGTAGAATATCCGATTGAAAATAAAATCAGAACAAAGACACGGGAAGAAGCATTACAAGAGTTGGGATTAGACCCCAATCTTAAGCACGTAATCAATGTCGGACTATTCACCCCACGGAAGAATCAAGCGGAAGTGATTGAATATGCAAAGATGTTGAAAGACTACCCAATCCAGTTTCATTTCTTGGGGAACCAAGCGGAAAACTTTGAGTATTATTGGGGTCCATTAATGAAACATTTTCCACCCAATTGTAAGTGGTGGAATGAACGAGATGATGTAGATAAGTTTTACGAAGCAGCAGACTTATTTCTCTTTACATCACGGGGACACAATACGGACCACGAAACGATGCCGTTGGTCATTCGTGAAGCATTGAGTTGGAAAGCACCATCATTGATATATAACCTTCCAGTATATCTCAATTATTTCAACAAATATCCCACCATCAATTACTTGAATGATAATATAGAGGAAAACGCAGGAAAGATTTTAGATGTACTTAATATACCGAATACACGGAGTTTCAAAATGGATTACGGATTTTCAGTAGAGTGGAATTTAGAAGAACAAAAAGTATATTATTCATGCCAGAAGCAAGTAGACTTCCCGGTTATTGTCAGCATTAAAGAATATAAGTCAGATGCCGTACTGTGGGCAAGTAATTTAGATTCTATTGTTGCTGGGGTAAATTACTGGATGTTGCCGATTAGTAAACATCATCACTCATACGAACATGACCCGCATTTCACAGGGATTAAGTTCTGTATTTACAGAAAAGACACGGAAGAGCAGATATTCGAACAGCCGTTCTTTCATAAATTCGTTAATGTTCCCACAGTATCATTAAGTAATTTTATACCATATCGGTTAAATTATGTAGAATTCTTTGTACAAGGAAAGTTTAGTAGATGCACTGACCATCAATACGGGTTGGTGGTGGATGTAGGAGCGAACGCCGGGGTATTTACTGAATATATGTTAAGTAGAGGATATGCCCAAGAAGTTGTTGCGGTTGAATGTGATAGTATTGCTTTAAAGGACTTACAACGCAACTTCAAGCGGACTAAGAACGTAACGATTATTCCAAAGGCATTACACTATTCGGAAGACCCGATTACCTTCTATCAGTTTACCGAAAACCCAGTAGTCAGTACCACCCTATCCCCCGACCGTATCGTGGGGCACGGTGCGGGATTACAAAGTGATAACACATTAACCGTAGACACGATTACATTAGAACAATTGGTAAACACCTACGGCACAATCGATTTAATCAAAATTGACATCGAAGGAGCAGAATATGAAATTCTGTTCCAAGCAAAGGATGAAGTATTCTCACATATCAACCATTTGATGGTTGAATGTCATTTCTTTGAAGAAGGTTATAAGCAACGGTTCGATAAGCTCAAGAACCGATTAAGCACGTTGGGGTATATCGTGGAAGAAATCAATCCAAACCCAGGTAAGTTAGTAGATGTAAGTGAAGTCTTATACGCTACAAAGGTACGTGTATGAAGATTGCCCAAGTCACACCCGGCATCCTCCCGATTCCACCAAAAGGATGGGGAGCTATTGAAAAATTAATATGGGAACTGCATTGTAATTTTCTCAAAGAAGGTCACGATTCTAAGATTGTCTATTTAGACGAACTCACGGGTGACGAGGATATCGTACACATTCACGTTGGGAATTTAGCAAATCTAGCACACGAACGAGGTATCCCGTATTATTTTACAATGAGTGACCACCATGCATATTTGTATGGAAAAGATTATCATATCTTCAAGACAAATATGACTGCGATGAAAAACTCTATCAGAACATTTGTTGGTGGAAAGTATTTGGTGGACTATTTCGAAGGAGTTCCAGAATACTCGCCGTATGGAGTAAATACAGATTACTTTGCACCACCGACAGTTAAACCGACAGAACATCGGTTATTGTGTGTTGCGAACAACGGATACCAACACAATCCATCAGAAGATAGAAAGGGGTTTGGTATTGCTATCGCAGCAGCAAAACGACTAGGATTACCGATTACGGTCGCTGGTCCGAAAAACAATCAATTATATTTTGATAATAATCCAGTAGAGTATGATAAGTTGACGATTCGATATGATTTGTCAGAAGAAGAACTGTTAGAGGCATATCACACGCATACAATATTCCTACATCCTTCGGAACTTGAAGCGGGTCACCCAAACTTGACATTAACTGAAGCAATGGCATGTGGGTTACCCGTAGTAGGAACGTTTGAACCCAATAATTCATTAAATGGGATGATTATTGTTACTCGGGACGTTGATGAGGTCACCGCCGGTATTGAACGTATTATTAGTAACTATGATGAATATAGCACGACTGCACGACAACAAGCAGAACAGTTGAGTTGGAGTAATCAAGCAAAAGAATTTCTCACTATTTACGAAGCAGATAGGTCGGCAACTATGAAAGAACAATTAATCAAACACTACAAGAAAACTGTCAAAACCCCAAGGGTAGGAACGCCTGTGGTTAAAATTCATAATGTAGACGGATTATTTGTGGAAATCGTTGGTGGTCCGGTAACACAATACAATATTAAGTGTATCGATAAGTCTACCAACGAAGTCGTATATGAAACGACAGTAAACAATAATAGTTGGGTAAAACCATCTAAGAAATATTTCGTAGATTGGAGAGTCGAGATACAAGATATCAATTCATCGTACACGTACACGCATGATTTGAATCTGGCATGGCAACGAGTATACATAAGTCTAGAATCAAAGTCGTTGGGAGACACGTTGGCGTGGATTCCATACGCCGAAGAATTTAGAAAAAAGCATAACTGTACACTTATCTGCTCGACGTTCTTTAATAAGTTATTCACTGAACAATATCCAGAAATTCAATTCGTAGAACCATCGGAAGTGGTACATGAATTAGCGGCATTGTATCGCATCGGATTGTTCTATACAGAACATAATCAGTTAGATTACAATTTACATCCTTCAAATCCGTTGGTAAAACCGTTACAACAGATTTCGTCGGATATCTTAGGATTACCCTATAGAGAAATACGTCCTTTGGTCAAGCAACCACAAGTACAAAAAGATTCTAATTTGGTCACTATTGGATTCCATTCTACCACCCAGGCTAAATACTGGAACAATCCTACGGGGTGGCAGGAAGTTGTAGATTATCTGAAGTCCAAGGGATATACCGTAAAGTTATTGTCAAACGAACACGATGGATATATGGGCAATTCTCATCCGAAGGGGATAGAACATCATCCCGCATCTTCACTAGAAAGTGTAATGGAAGAATTGAAGAAGTCCGTATTGTTTATTGGATTAGGAAGTGGATTGAGTTGGGTAAGTTGGGCATTAAATGTTCCAACAATGATTATCAGTGGGTTCTCCGACCCAATATCAGAAATGCAGGAGTGCATCCGTATCACTGCTCCAAAGGGAAGCTGTAGTGGATGTTTTAACAGAGTACGATTGGATGCTGGAGACTGGCATTGGTGCCCCGACCACAAGAATACTCCTCGACACTATGAATGTTCAAAAAATATCACGGGACAAACGGTAATCGACGAATTGGAAAAGTTTTTCAATAAGACCGACTCCGATATTCCTGGGTGGTTTTCCTATGAGGAATTATATAATGACGTAGTGGACTCCGCTGTTGGTGGAGAAACTTTTGTTGAGATTGGGGCATGGTTAGGAAAATCAACTAACCATATGGCACGGAGAATTACGGACTCAAAGAAACCGATACAGTTTACTACCATTGATACGTGGAAAGGAACCGACGATGAACAGTCACATCAAGAAGTCGTAAGTGGATATGGCGGGGACATCTTTCCTGAGTTTATCAAGAATACGGTCAAGTCAAATAATCATAGAACATTTAATTTGATTAAGGACACCTCACGAAATGCTGCAAATCAATTCGCTAATAATAGTATTGATTTTATTATGATTGACGCAGGACATTCGTATGACGCATTGATGGATGACTTACTCACATGGTATAACAAGGTAAAGGCTGGTGGTATTATTAGTGGTGATGATTATACCGTATTTGAAGGGGTCACCCGAGCCGCAGATGAGTTTTTCTACGGACAGTTTGAGAGAAAGGGGTACTCATTCATCAGAAGAAAGCCACGTATCCAAATCAAACATATGTTGACTCGTCCAGATGATTTACGAGAAATTGTAAGTGCAGAATCGATTAAGCAATTACAAAAGTATGGGATGGACTATCAACCAATCGTCAACGAAGTTTATGAAGGATTACCACCAAAAGAAATGTGCAGACGACCGGATGATATTGATAGTACGCCGGGAGAATTTCAAAATAACAAGGGATTGGGGAAGATAACAGGAAGACATTACGGATGTTATCTCGCTCATAGAAATGCGGTTGCAAGTATGGATGATATTAATTACGATTATACACTCATTTTTGAGGCAGACGCCTATCTGAGTGTTGGGGTAGAAGAATTCGTAAATATCGTACACAAAGCATGTTTTATTTCTGAACGAGACAATGTATATCATATTTCTTTCGCTAACAACCCCTCGGGAGCAAAAGATACCGTCGATGGATTATTCAGTAAAACAGCACACCACCAAGACCTTGCTCATTGTTATCTAGTAGCAAATCGTCATAAAAATTGGTGGACCGCACGGATTCAAGATTGTGAATGGGATGTGGGTGACCTGTGGTTCAACCATATCTTCTGTCACCATCCGCAATTGAGATATACTACCAACAAGGTATATAGTAGACAAGCAGATGGGTATTCTTTATTAGACAGAACCGTGAAAACGTGGTAATAAATTTGAATAGGAGAGTAGTATGCAAAAACATTATGTATTTCCAAGAAAACACGTACCAGACCCTCAGAATTATTATTGGTTTAATCAAGGATTCTCAAGCGAAGAACTTAACAAAATTTATAATGACGTAGCAGAATTACCGTTTCACGAAGCAACGACAGCGGGAAACGATAAATCGATTCGGTCATCGTCAATTAAATGGATACCACAAGTAGATAAATGGGACTGGTTATACACCAAGTTACTCAATATGGCGGTAGAAGCAAATGACATATTGTGGAATTTTGAATTATATTCGGCACCGGAAATGATTCAGTATACAGAATACCATGCTTCTGCTGCTGGTCACTATGGGTGGCATCAAGATATAGGACCAGGCGGACTATCCATTCGAAAAGTGTCTATTACCGTACAATTATCGGATACCGATGATTATAAAGGTGGAGACTTAGAGATTTGGAAAGGTGGTGACTCCGCAGATATAGCTCCTAGAGGCCGTGGAAATGTAGTTATTTTCCCGTCTTATATGATGCATAGAGTTACCCCTGTAACCCAAGGGGTTCGTCGGTCGTTCGTATTGTGGCTTGGTGGTGACCATTATCGGTAAAATTTGTATATTATTAGGTAGATTAGATATTTATAGTGGTACCATTCTATAGGAAAACCACATGGGTTTATTAGAACAAATTCAAAGTGGGGCGTTGTTTACCCGTCAAACGGTAACATTAACCAACAGTCCACCTTCATCAAGTACTACAACGTTAGGTCCAAGTTACGTTCTACTTGGGGTGACAGCAAATAATCCGTGTCGAGTTAGACTCTACTCGGATAGTGCAAGTGTTGCGATTGATGACCTTCGCCCTAGTGCATCATTAAATATCAGTGCCTCTGTGGGGTTAACTTTTGATGCAACATTAGATAATGATTTGAGTTTAACTCTAGACCCACCAGTATTGGGGTCAACATTTGTTGGTGGTCAAACGTGGTATAATATAAGTGGGTCCGGTGGTACAAATGTCACATTCACGTACTATCCGATTGAACAATTTACTGACCGACAAACCATTACCATTCAGCAATATGCATTAGCAAATAGTGTTATTCACGAAGGGACATTTACCGCGCCAAAGGCGTTCATTATTATGAGCGCTAGTGCAAATACTCTCAGTCGAATCCGATTATACTCGGTAGATTCTGGCATTCCTCTCAATGAAAAGGTACGAGCAATCGGTACGTTACCAGAAGATAATTCAAAATTAATTGTTGATATGTTAGTTGATAGTGCTTCGTATGGATATAAGATGTCCCCGATACTAGAAGCATACAATTTGAATAGTTCTTATGTTGGAACTAATACCTACTCATATATTGTACAGAATACCACGGGGGCAGATGCACCAGTTACCGCATCACTTTACATTTACCCATTAGAGACTTAATATGAGATACTATCCATTTGGGTCTGGGTCACAAACGTATTTTCCAGCTACCGCATCATTCGCCGCATATACAAATGATACCCAACATTATATCACGGCTATGTCTGCTTCATATGCAGTTCAAGGACCAAGTGGGTCACAAGGTCCGTCTGGGGTTTGTGTTCAACAATCAGGCAGTCAAGGTCCACAAGGACCATCTGGAAGTCAAGGACCGATTGGTGAAATCGGTAGACCTGGAGCATAATGTATGAGATTTTATCCGCACGGTGGAGCAGCAAACTTAGTATCATATTTGGAAAGTGCAAGTCTTGCAGTATCCGCATCATTTCTATTCAATCCAGCCAGACCTATTCCTAGTGCATCTCTTGCATTATCAGCTGATATCGCATATCAAGGTCCACAAGGTCCAGCCGGTTCAAACCAAACGGTCACCGGTCCCCAAGGAGTAACGGGTCCAACGGGTCCAACTGGTCCTCGGGGATATGGAAGTTATACGGGGAGTTTAACAACCGCAACGTGCTGTACTCCGTTTGACACATATTGTGTGGGTGTAGATTTATATACATACGATAACAACTGTGTCGGAAATTTATCGTGTGTAGATTATATTGCATGTGGTGGCACTAACTCGAACTGCGCATAACATATGTCATTTTATTTTCCATTTAATATTTCTGGTGCGAACTCTGGGTCTATTCTAACCAGTTCAATTGCTCAACAATCCGTTACCTCAAGTTTTACCGCATCATCGGGTGTACTTGCACAATCTACATTCTATGCAGCAACGGTAGGTAACATTGGACCTAGTGGGTCACGGGGAGCTGATGCTACGGGATGTGTCGGTACCGTACAAGGACCAACAGGATCACTAGGTCCAAGTGGTTCCCGTGGTCAAGCAAATTATGATTGTCCATCTGGATACATCGCATGTCCTTCATTGACCCCACCAACGGGATATAGTATTGTTTGTATTCCACTTCCCGTTCCATGCACGGGTACGACGATTATTTGTCCATCGTCATATACCCCTTGACAAATAATAAACTATATTTTAAATTTCATTAAACACCAAAGGCAGGTAATATGACAACAACGGTTCCAGTACCATTAGCATTGCGTCAATTAATTGAAAGTAATAATCAATTACTAAAGCAATATCAAAATGACCTTACTAGTAAAGTAATGGTCGCTAATGAAGAAATGATGCGTATTTTGGGATTAGACCCCAACGAAGGCTGGCGATTAGACGTAGACAATTACACTTACGTCAAGATTGAACAAGATGATACTCCATCCGTCAGCTGACCAAGCAATACTTACGTGGGGCAAGTTTAAAGGATATTCGCTCTCCCGTATCTATTACACTAATCAGTCGTATCTCACGTGGATGAGTACGACTGTCGGGATTCCGCCAGTATGGCAAGAAGCAGCGAAACTTGTGTTAGCTGGAGAAGATATCTCTCATTTAAAGATTGCTAAGACTACCCAAGTCAGCACACCCAAACCACAAACTTCTACCTCTGTTCAAGTCACAGTCACCCTCTTAAATAATAAGACGGGGGCTGTTTCTATGCCATATAACCCATCCTTGATGGAACGCTTCAAGTACGAAGTCGATGGACGGAAATGGAATGGGGAAAACAAAACGTGGGAATTTCCCGCTGTGCATTTACCCAAGGTATTCAAAGTCTTTGGGGAAGAAAATATTATCTGTGATGACAAAGTACTTAGTCTACTGAGTAAACTAAGGGACCGCAGAGAGGATTTGGACGAGATTCGGGTCAAAGAAGATGTGGAATTTGATATTAAGGGGATGCAACTTCAACTTTATCCCTATCAGAAAGTGGGTGTCAAGTTTGTGGAACGAGCAGAGGGTAGGTGTTTGATTGCGGATGCTCCTGGATTGGGTAAAACTGCACAAGCAATCGGATTTGCACAACACAAGAATCTTAAAACTATTATCGTCTGTCCACTCTCTGTGGTGGTCAACTGGCAACGTGAAATCAAGAAGTTTACTGGAAAAGATTCTACTGTGTGGGATAGTAAACACTATTATGGAAAGTTGAATAATCAGTTCCATATCGTTCATTATGATGCCGTTGCGAAGGTCGCAGCAGATTTACGGAAGCAGGAATTTGATTTGCTAGTCTGTGACGAAGCTACCTATCTGAAAAATAGACAAACGATTCGAGCAAAGAGTATTCTGGGGTCATATAAGGAACGACGAAAGTATCCGGGTATCAAAACCAAATATTGTCTGTTTCTTACGGGTACACCAGTAATGTCCCGTCCCATCGAAGCGTTCGCTTTGTTGAACTTTCTCGATAAAGAACGTTTCAACAACTTCTTCCATTTTACCCAACGGTACGGGGGATGGAAGGGTGATGCTCCTCGTAACCTCCAAGACCTCCACGACCGTACAAAAGATTTGGTCATCCGTAGAAAGAAGGAACAAATCTTAACTGAACTTCCTGCCAAACAGAGAAATGACCTGTATGTAGAATTGACGAAGGACGAGCAGAAACAATATAAGGAATTACTCAGAGAAGTATTCGGGAAGTGGAAGGTAGAAAAACCTTCTATCGGTCATATGCCAAAACTCCAAGGGTTCCTTATTGAAAAGAAAATGCCACGATTGGTAGAAATGATTGATGAATTCTTGGACAACGATAAACCTATTCTTATTTTCAGTAACTACCTCGCTCCATTGAAGTTCCTCGGTGAACACTATGGGGAGAAGTCGGCTATACTGACAGGTGAAATGAACAGTAAGGAACGTCAGAAATCCATTGACCGATTGACCAGTGGGGAAGCTAAAGTGGGTCTATTTAGTTTGATGGCGGCAGGTATGGGTATTGACGGATTGCAGAAACAGATAGATACGGTCGTATTCCTCAATTGCGATTGGGTACCCGCAAATCACGAACAAGCTGAAGACCGCACCCACCGTATCGGTCAAAAGAGTCAGGTTCAGGTCTATTATATGTTATGTGCGGATACGATTGACGAATATATGCGGGATATCCTCAAAGAGAAACAGCAGGTGGCTGACCTTGTGGTGGACGGGGCGTTGGTCACTCCTGAACGTTCGAAGTCGTATTTTAAGGAATTTGTGAAGAAAATTAATATGGTATATAAAGAGGATATTTCCACTCAAAATATAGAAGATTAATATTTATATAGGTGGTAAAACCAAATAGTTTAAGGAGTTATTATGGCAGAATACAATTTCCCAACAGAAACGATAGACCTCCCAAGTGGTGGGAAGCTCTATCCAGAAGGGAGTCCGTTACGGAGTGGTAAAGTTGATGTCAAGTACATGACCGCTAAAGAAGAAGATATTTTGACCTCAACCAACCTTATCCAAAAGGGGACGGTATTAGACAAGTTGTTGGAAAGTTTAATTGTTACAAAGGGCGTCAAACCTGAAGATTTGTTAGCAGGTGACTTGAATGCGGTAATGGTCGCTTCTCGTATCTTAGCATATGGTAAAGATTACGAAGTTCAATTACCATGTAATTCGTGTGGGAAACGATTTGATTATACGATAGATTTAACGAAGTTGGATACGACCAACCCAGAGGTAAATTCAAATAACGGAGAATTTACAGTCAACCTCCCAACAGGAATCCAAGTATCATTTCGATTGTTGACACGAAAGGATGAAAAAGCTATCGAACAAGAAGTTGAAGCAATAAAGAAAATAGATAATACCGTACAAGGAGATACACCGACTAGATTAAGTTATATGATTACTGCGGTCAACGGTAATCGGGATAAGAAAGTCATTCGGGAATTTTCGGAGTCTATGATTATTCGAGATTTACGAGCATTTCGTGAAGAAGTGAAAAAGGTTACACCTGATGTGAATTTTGATTTAACCGTTACATGCACGTTGTGTGAAACTTCAGTCAAAGCGAGGATGCCCTTTGGGGCAAGCTTTTTTTGGCCTGACCTCCGAGCATAAAGTAGAAGTTCACAAATTGTTGTTTATGTTGTCATATTATAGTAATGGTGCGTTTACATTCCAAGATGTCTATAATATGCCGGTCTATTTACGAACCTTTTACACAAAACAATTGGAAGATGCTAAAACGCAGGAAGCGGAAGCATCAAAACCAAAATCTCGACCAAAATCCAATAAGAGATAACTATGGCAGACCCGACCGTTGATTTTCGATCATTTAATAGTAAAGTTGATGAGTTAATTAATGCGCTAAATAAAAACACGGAGGCTGCTACTAAACCAGGCGGAGCGGGTACTTCGGCAGAAACATCAAAAAATCAGAAGTTTGCAGCAGAAGCTTTAAAAAAATTTGGAGTGTCTTTGGCAGAGTTGGGTAATTCTGCATTATTATTATCAACGAAGTTAGGTGTGAATGCAGTACGAGGTGTTGAACTGGAACTTGCAGCAAGAACTAATGCGGCCCAACAATATTTCACGTTAGGAGCTAATATTGCGGCCACCTCAGAACAAATTAAAGCAGTATATGCCGCAACATCAGACGCGTTCGTTAATTTCCCCGCTGGAATGACTGTAAGTGCAGAAGCTTCTGCAGAATTCGCTTCTGAATTAAAAAAGATTTTTGGGTCAGAATTCACACTTACATCGAATACATTAAAAAACTTTGGAATATTAGGATTAACCACCTCAGAACAGCTAGAGCAATTTAAAATTGCTACAGGTCGCGCCGGATTTTCTGGTGCACAATTAGATAAAGTTTTAAGTAGAAATATTCCTTCTTTATTAATATTTGGTCTGAGTGCTGCAAAGTCATCGATTAATCTAGACCGAATTGGAGTAAGTTTAGAACAATATCGGTCAGTACAGCAAGGAGTTGTTACTAATTTAGAAGGTACATTAGACACTATTAATCAATTAGATCAGTTAGGTGCAAGCATTGATTTTAGTACATTCGTTAGAATATCTGAATTAGAAGGACCAGAAGCAGCATTCAGATACTTGGACCAAAATATACCAGATGCATTACTAAAAACCAGTTCAAGTTTCCGTGCATTAACAGAACAATTACCAGGAGTTAAGGTAGAAGATTTATTAAAGCAAGGTGGTATTGACACATTCGAACAACGACTCGCTGAATCAGCTAAACCTGATGGTCCGATTGATTTATTCGTTAAAGCAATATTAGCTGCAACTAGAGGTATTCAAGATGTACAAAGTGTTCCTGGTGGTAGTTTAGCGGTAGATGTAGCTAAAAAAGTAGGCGTAGGGATAGCGTCCATCTTGGTTGGGTCTGTCTTTGGCCCTCAAGCCGGACTAGCCACCGCAACTATACTTGGAAATGACGTAGTGTCATCATACGGAGATAGAACACTTGTCACTCCAAAAGGAAACATCGCATTAAATAATAATGATACTGTTATCGCAGGTACTAATTTGATGCCACGGGGGTCTGTACAAATGGCGGACAACTCCGCATTAATGAGTAAGATTGATAGATTTATTGATACGGTCAACAGTGCAACTACAACTATTAATATTAATGGTACACAAAAAACGGTTCCTCGTATGAGTTTGGTTGGTGTATACTCACGTAATGAGAGAGCATAAGTATGGCAACTTTGGCAGAACTTTTTAACGCATCGTCTAAGGAAATCTACGGTCGATTTACTCCCCAAACACCAAATAGTAATCAACCGTTTGTCTCGGTCAAGCCAGACACCGATGCAACACGTACTCGTATTAAAGACGATATCCGTTTATTTCCTCTTGGAGTATCGGTTAGTAGAGACTATACCCGTGTTAGTAAATTTTTAACATCAGGTGATGGAGTACTATTCACCGCAAAACAAGCATTATTACAATCTGCTAATACGTTTGCAAACACGAAAATTTATAATCCAGTGTCTCCATTATTGAATACTGTGCCAGGTGTTCATGCTAAACGATTTATTTCTACAGATGCATTTATTCAACGTACTACTGGATTACTACAGAATGGTACTTTGGCGGGTTATAGTAAAGCTACTATTCTCCCAGCTTCATCTGGATTTTCATCTATTACAAATACTTTAGTAACGCTACGTGACCTCGCTCGTGGAGAACTTACCAGAAGAGCAAATGCAGCAATCTCAAATGTCACAAATCAAGTATATAACACCTCTAGACCAGAATTCGTGGTATTCGGTAATCCGGTTGTAGATTATAATCCTCGAATCAATGTTCCACCGGCACTTAGTACTAGAGCAAGTAAAAACACTTCAGCGGTACTCTCTATTAATTCGATTACTCAAAAAGTCACACAAAGTTTAGCTAGACAAACGGTAATCAATATTAGGAGTTTAGCAAGCATTAATAATATAAGAAACGCGTTTAGTCCACGGAATATAGCAAAGACATTTAGTAAGCAACGTATATTAAATACACTATCCAAAGCAGGAAAAATTGTACGCACGTCTATTCCTGCTATTCAACAACCACCGTTGACTTCATTTATTGAAGCAGCAAAGGATTTTAAGCAAAAACAATTACGAAATACATCTGATAGATTGAACACGAAATATTTTGGTGGTAACTCATTATCGGACTGGGCAACACAGCCGGATACAGTTGTGTCGTATAATAATGGACAGCCTGTAATCGGCGAAGGGTCGGTCAGTAAATTATACGACACATTAAATCAAGGAATCGGAAAAAACTTAGCAGTTGATGCTACTAATAAAATTAATTATGAAAGTATCGCAGGAACAGACCCGGACATTATCAATTTTTTCTTTAGTATTCCAGATAAAGAATCAATCCAGTTTAGAGCATTTATTTCATCGATTAAAGAAACAGTAAAGCCGGAATTCTCAGACCAACGATATGTTGGACGCACGGAACGATTTGTTACCTACGGTGGGGTGAAACGTAGTGTATCATTAGAATTTAATATTGTTGCGTTCTCTACCAACGAAATAGACGATATGTGGACTCGCGTAAATTACCTAACAGGATTAGCATTTCCAGTCGGGGCATCTCGTAGTGGATTTATGGCACCACCATTATTTAAACTTACGGCTGGTAAAATTTATGATTTACAACCGTGTTATATAGATTCGTTAGATTATGATATGCTTGACCAAAGCATAACATTTGATATTGATAAACAAGTGTCACAAGTTATCAATGTAAGAATGAACTTGATATTACTTGAAAAGCGTACTAAGTTCTACAATAGTCCATTCTATAAAATTACCGAAGAACTTTCTTCAAAACAAAATCAAAATAACACAGGTTTACTTGGGAGATAAAGCATGGACAGATATATTATTCCTCTTCAAGTAGATACAACAAAAGACGTTCCATATTATAAAACTGATATTGTTACACCGATTCCATCGGAAGATATTCCATACTATTATGTGACGCAAGAAGGAGATAGGTTAGACACTATCTCATCATTATTTTACGATACTCCAAACAATTGGTGGGTACTTGCTAAAGCAAATAATTTAGCAAACGGTACGATAGCGATACCTGCCGGAACCAAGTTATTTATACCTAATCTATGACGATACGTTTTGATTCTTTACCTATAGCAACATCTCGATTAGTAATTACCAGTCCATTTGGGCAACGGTCTTTAAATGATGCGGAAGAACCTCACAACGCGGTAGATATTCGGGGAGCAGAAGGTACTCCGTTATTGGCCGTAAGCGATGGTGTTGTGCATCGGATAGTAAACGATGGTAGATGTGGTACCGGGATTGTGTTACTACACAACGAAATTAATGTGGGGAACACCTTAAGATATGGCCGCCCTCCACAGTATACTACCACATATTGTCATATGAGAGAAAATTCTACAGCAGAATTTAATCTTCGAGAAGGTTCGTCAGTAACGGCCGGACAACTAATTGGTAGAGTGGGGATGACAGGACGAACATATGGTCCACATTTACATTTTATACTTAAGCGAGTTAATAGAGGTCCTGATGCTCCAGGAGATACGTTTAGAGTTCCTGATACTCCTATAGACCCTACTGAATATTTAATTGCCGTTGACCGCCGTGCCGCGGTCGCTGCATTAGCACAAGCAACTATACCATCACCGTCGCCTTCTGTGGGTGGTATGTCTCCCCACCTAGCTTCGTTTGAATCATTCCATCCTAACATTCAATATGAATTGAATCGTAGACAATTAGCGACGGAAACGGCCAATAGTCACATGCCGTTCATTAAATTGACATCATTATTAAAAGTCGATAAGGAAAATTTGGATGGAGTAACGGAAGCATGGTGTCCCACATTAGGTATACACGGACAATCTAATGAAACATTTAATAACATTTATTTTCCACAAGGAAATAATAGTATTGTAGCATATGCTACAACAAAAAAGGATGGAAGATTTATTAGAGTTCCAGTACTGGTGCAGAATCCTGAAACCGACGCGAATAATATTCCAGTACCTGGTATTACGAGTGTAACTACAGAACGTAGTATATCTGGACCAATGGGGGTTCGTGGTGGATTGTTTAAAGCAAACATAACGATATTAGCACATTCAATTGGTCAAGTGAATGCGTTACTTACGTACTTTTTACGACAATCTACAAACGTATTGCTTGAATTCGGAAGAGTATCAAGTAGTGATAATGAATCCAGTATAACTCCTTTTAACTGGAATCGGGATAAAGACGTTATTTCTGCAGAAATTGTAAAACTTATTACAGACCCAGCAGAACAGAAAAAATTTATAGATCAAACGGTGTATGGAAATTATGGTAACTATGAGGCACTCATCGGTTATGTCGCTAATTTTAATTTTAAATACACAAAAAATAACACATTCGAAATAACACTAACAGTAAACTCCTCTCAACAGTTTGAAGTCCCCACAATACATACGGGTGCCAAAGCCACTTGTACGTCGATTGGTGATGGTTGTAAAACATTTGATATTAAAGAATATTTTGATGAATCGTATTCATGGAAAGTGAATTCATTTAAAAAATTAATGGAAAGTGTTGAAAGTGGACCGTTAAGGGAAAAATGGCAGTCACATGTAATACCGTTAAGACAACCAGAAACTAATCAAAATCAAGCAGCATCAGGAACACATAACGCCGAAACTAATACTCGTGGAGGGTATTTAATTTCATGGGAATTTTTCGTCAATGTATTATTAAACGACGAACAGCAAGGCGTAGCTAGTGTTTTACCTCTTGAGTCATTTGGATTGTACGGAATAGGGTTTATTAAATCCGCACTTCCTCGACCAGTAACTAACGCACCTCAAGCGGATGATAGTAAATTAATTTCAAGTGAAGTAGGATATCACCCATATTTACGTTCGG